ACGGAATGATGTTGTTATTCCCAGCCGTGAAGAAAGAGGCATGAGGACCATTAGCATCCACAAACATTGTGGTAGCCAAGTATTCCTCAGACCTACGGGCACCAACAGCCATCAGAGCAGGACGTTGCTGGAAAGCATTCAGGTCATCATTCTTTAACATTTCGAAGGTGATACCATAACGCCGACCATACTTCGCCACAGCCGCAGTATAGGCTGTCTCAGTGAATGACACCTCCGGATAAGGTTCACGTTCCTTCAAAGAAGTTGTCATCAATGACTGACCTCCATCAAGGGCATACATGTGCAGTGTCCGGAAGTCTGGGGCTTTCACAATACGGAAGTATCCCGGATAAGTGACAGGATAAGGAGTGTAGTTACCCAGCAATTGACGGTACAGCACATCCCCAAAGAGATTTGGGAAATCTGCTGTAGTCATAGCTTCTTTCAGGAGATACATAGGCTTTCGGCCCGTGTAAACATCCCGCATCAGCTTTGCGGCTTCATACACCCGAGGGTCAATCCTGCCACCTTTCAGATTGACTGGCTTTATCCGGCGTTCACCCTGCAAGTCAGCCGTGAACGAGTTGATATCATCAGGAGAATTCCGACGTGGATCATGAATAGTCAGACTCTCCTTAAGATCCCGGATACTAGACCCGACATCACGCATTTTTTCAATAAAGTTCATCGTACCTCCTAGTATCCGACCTGAGCCGGAATTGATGTAGTGCTGTTTCCAGAAGGTACTGTTCCGAGGGCATAACCCCACCGAATACCAGTGTTCTTCTTGCTGAGTTTGATGGTGTCGCCAGCTGTGTAGTAGAGAATATCTCCTACAGCCACAGCGGAGTTACCGGATTGGTCTACACCATTAACCAGCATTGTCCATACTCCGTCCAATTGCACAATTGCCTTATTGCCGGAATCCGCATTCGTCAGAAGCACACAGGGCAACTGACCCACAACCATTGGGGCACCAGATACAGAAGAGGCTGTAACACCCACATTCGATATCCGCTTATTGGATTGTCCAAGAACTCTGTTCTTCGCCATTAGCGGCCTCCTCGGATGGCAGCTTCCATCCCCTTCTCAGTCACACCAAGATCGGCCATGACTTCCTTGAAGGACTCGGTGTTTTTGGTAATGTCATCCGACATAGTAGGACCTTCGCCCATGCCAGAAATGACGCCGCCGTTGCCCATGAAGCTTTCGGCAAAGTCCTGAGCCACACCTTCAACCCATGTGGTATCAATCTTGCCTTCCTTCAGGACAGGAGTAGCACATGCGGTCTCAATCAGACGCATCTTAACCACAATGCCACATTCCCGGAGTTTGTCTGCTACAGCATGAACAGCTTCCTTAGTGATGGATTGTCGTTTGGACTCTTCCGACTCCTTCACTCTGTCAGCCTTCATCTGATCCACACTTTCGGTCAGTTTCGTAACAGACTCGGCCAGTTTCTTATTTGATTCCAGCAGGGCCGCTACTTCTTGATCTGTCATATTAGAATCTCCTTCCTTAATTGGCACCCGTAGACTTTCATGCACTGGGACTACAGGTGCTCCACCAGCCCCAGCCTTAGTTACAAAATCCGTGGAATAGGCATAAACAAACTGATCTGCAATCTTGCCTGTGCGTCCATCCATTGTTCCTTCATGACATTTAATAGCCGCATTGATACTCACACCAATATGAGGACCCTTTTCCTCTACAGCCTTGGCATAATCAGAGAAGACCTTAGCTTTAGAATACAGTCCGGGGCCTTTGGGACCACTCTCTAACCATTTGGCATTCTCAGTGAGAACAGCAGCAAGATTATGCAGGTCACCCTCGGGCCTGTCATTTTCCTCAGCGGTAGTCTGATGATTCCACATCATATGAGTGCCAGCCTTAAATACCTTAGCCGCTTCCTGAAGTACAGATTTGGAGTAGTAGGCAGAAGATCCCCAGCCGGGACCAATTAGTTTCATCAGGATAACGGCAGGACTAGCAGCCTCTTTCAGAGCCTTTGGAATCTCAAAACTTAGACTTTCCTGTACGAACTGCTCACCATCTTGAAGTGTATAATATACACTTTCAGTACCCTTCTTATCTGAGGCTGGAACTGCAAAACCCTTCCGCTTGGCAATTGCCAGAATGTTCCTTTTCAGAGTTGCAGCGTCATAATTGTCAGCCCCTCCTCTACCAATAGAGTGTAAAGCAGCGGCTACATCTTCTGATTTGAGGATGGGGAAGCTAGTGCCCTTACCGGCAAAGTCTTCAGGTTTAGCTTTCTTGCGCTCATCCTGAGAGACGAAACGCTCCAGAATTTCGTCCCAGACTCCACCTCGGATAGATTCAATAGCTTCCCCATTCTCTTCAGCACCTACTGGAAGGGACAGTAGGACTGACAAAGCTTCTGTGGCCTGACTATCAGAATATGAGGCATGAACAGGAGTAGCCTTACCCTTTAAAGTCACCTTTGGATCTGACCCAGCAGCACCATACTCTACAGAGTACCCACGGCGATAGTTCTGGCCTTTGTGACTATAAACCATTTGGGTTGGAAAGATAGTATGAACATAAGGACCATCATAGGAATTCTCCGTTCCAGTTTCAGCCCTGAGAGCCTTATTGATATGCCCGTGAAGAGCATCATGAGAGGTATTCATTGGTAGAGACCCCTCTAAGATCCTACCTGATTCATATACAGACCCAATAGGATCATAAGCCCCAATGCCACAATCCGCGCCCAAGTCACAGGTCATATTGTGCATTGACTGTAACTTGTTGAGATTACTGGCACTTATGGATTTCCCAGCCTCTTTGGACTTTCGTGTGTATATCATACACTCTCCTTATTATAAGAATTAGGTTTTAGACACAAGTACTTTATTGGGTATTTTTGCCATTAGGTTTAACTGTTGAAGTTGGAGTAACAGGAGGATTCTCAGCTTTAGTTACAGCAGCATCAGCTTGCTTTAGTGCAGCAGTTCCTAAATCCGCCCTACCCTGTGCAGCTTTCTTCTCATTATCAAACTGATCGGCAATAGGAATTGCAGAGTCAATAACTGATTCTGGGTAGTACTTCTCAGTTAAGGCGTCCACATCTTCCAAGTCCAATGCCTGAGCCAGCAACTTAAATATCAGTTTTCTATCCGGAATGATGCCCTGATTCTTACTACCATTCAGCGTTACGCCCATAACTAGAGACCTAACTCGATCAATGATATCCCGGCTAAGAATGGACGGGAATGTGATAGTAACTTGGACACTGCCTTTAGAGGGTACAGTCAGGACGGCAGTTAGAAGCTTCAGGCTAAAATCATTTGTAGAGTACTTAACCTTATACCCTGCCTGATTCAAGATGCCTTTTGGAGCAGCAGCCGAATACTCAATCACCTTCTGAGCCATCTTAAGGATAACCTTACGCCACATATCCTGTCTGGCCACCATCTTTAACTCAGTAGGTCTATCCAAGGTAGTAGAGGTGGCGAAGTTGCCAATATCAGAGTCTCCAAAGAAATGTTCGGGCACATCAGCCCCAGCTGCAACCATTGACCTTAATGCCCGTGCCTCATCCGGGCCTGTGGTGGAATTAGCAGTCTTTACGGCTGAGATATCCATTCCACCTGAAGCAGCAAACCATGAGGCCACATTCTGAGGCGGATTCTTATCTATAGCATTATCTTTACTGACAGTAGTGTTCAATTTAGATTTGGCTGAGGCATTACCATCCTTACCTTTACTACCAGATATCCTCATTGCCATTCGAGCATATGCAGAAAGGATAGTGGCGAAGTTCTCAAGGATCTTCTTATAGGCTGTAGCCCAATTCATTGAAGAATATAGCTCGGGCATACCCATCTTCATAATGGATAGCCCTCCAGTTTTTAGATGATAAATAGGGTTATCCCACTTGATAAGATGTCCATCCCAATTAGACAGCTTCTTCTTTGGGGTGTAATCAATATCAGGATGATAAACGATATCTCCACCTAGAGGATTGGACACAGGATAATACCAAATACAGCTGTAGTCCTCTGGATCACTAACCGGCAACCCAACCCTATCCACTGGAATAAGTCTTACCCGCAAACTACCATTCATGGGATTCTTAAAGAAGACAAAGAAGGTGTTTCCATCTATCCTCTGTTCTCTCTCACGCTCAGGGAAGGCATCTCCAACCACCTTCTGATTGTCTGGTGATTTAAAGAAGGCATCTAAAGCCTTTTGTACATTTGGGTCTTCAGCCTTAATCTCACATCCAGAACCCCAGACGTATAATTCCTGTACGGTTACCGATCTTCTAATGAGAGGATTGGCAATATACATAAGCCTAGCCAACCTAATCAGCTTCTTGAGAGTATCAGGATTAAACTCAAATGATCCCCCATGAGTAACAGACTCCCAACCAGCATCATCTATGGACATCTCCAATTCAACAATACCTTCCTTGGTGTACTCCATAATGGCAGTTTCAGCTGCTTCCATAGTCTCCTTAATCTGTCTTGCTCCAGATTGGACACCAACAGCCATACCCTCAATCCTATCAATGAGTTGTGCCAGTTTTCCTGCCATTTTATAACCTCAAAAGTGTATAATATACACTCTAGCTTGTTTTATACCGCTTAAAAGTACGAACAGCCGCCTCAAATAGAACGCCGGACAGTCCAACTAAAGCCATCCAAATTTTGCCATTAATGTCATCCAGTTTCCGGTCTAGATCTAGGATGTCTTTTTGAGTATCTACATTCTGAGTCTCTAATATAGATAATCGGTGCTCTTCCATTGTTTTATACTGTTCAGATAGAAGTTTCATGCTTCGGATATCATAATTTGGAACCTGATCTGGAATCTGCATAGCTCGAAGATCCACAACAGCCACTAGGAAAAATGTTGAAGCAACAAAGAAAAGCCCATACTGTCTGACAAATCGGATAGAGTTGTGATACAAATTCATGATTCTTACTCCTAGAACGGGCTGATTATCTGTCCATATTCCTCATTGAATAGAGTTATTGTCTCAATGTCTTCAGGATCATCAGCTAGATTATCCATGAAAGCAGCAATGTACCGAGTCATATCACAACCGTGATTGTCCTTGTCAATTGGAATCTCATCTTTCCGGCTGTTAACCAGTTTATTACCTTCAACATCCCAGACGTAACCATCAAATTCTTCGGCTGTAGAAGTTGGGCAACCTGCATCAACAAGACTCTCATCTCTATTGTGAATCAGACTATCTCGTACAATGTAGAATCCGGGACCTCCACCCCATCTAGTATCCGGTTGTAGTCTCTTCTGGAAGTTCTGTATACCTGTAGCAATTGATTTGTAGGCCGGGAGAGTTAAGAATCCTGTATGACGTTCAAATGAGGCTCTATCAGAGGCATCATGATCACAGATGATAGCTCTAGGTTCATACTTACCATCCACAACTTTAAGTATTTCTTTGGCAGCATCCTCTACCAGAAGTCCAGTAGCATAAATCTCATTGAGGAGATATAAGGCTCCTGTTATTGGATTCTCGATGAAATCCCCCCACACAAAAGGATGCACATAGCCCCAGTCTATAGCCCAGTAATGAGGCCAAGTCTCCCAGCCTTTAGGGAGTTCAGACCGGCTAATCATATGAACTTGGGGGTCCCACTGCTCATAGACCACTCCTTCAGCTGCTACCCATAACCCAAGGAACAATCTAGAGCGTCTAACTCCAGTCATCCTATCCAGCTTTTTTAGATAGGCTTTACCCTTCTCAGTAAATTGCCCAGTCTTGGCATTAAATAGCTGAGGGTTATCCTGATGAGTTGTAGTAAGAAGTTTAGTAAGAGTAGTTCCATCACTTTGTAATTTCTCGCATCTTCTTTTAAGCCAATGAGTAGGACGGTCAGGATTACAATCACCAACTAATTGCTGGAATGGCAAAGTCCAATGCCGCAAACCTCGGGTAGCCATTTCCCAATCATTCTCAGTAGCTTCAGTGGCTTCATTGATATAGCCCAAGTCCCAGTCTGTAGACTTTAATTTCTCAGGGTCATCTAGCCCAATAATTGCAAACTTGGACCCATTTGGGTAGTTGTAGCATTGTTCTTGTTTGTGGAGATGAACTTTATCCGGGGGCTTGATGACTCGTTCTTCGAAGGTTGCCATAACAGAATTAGTCATAGACTGGCGAGTTTTACGGGACATGAAGGCTTTAGAGCCGGGGCACTGGCTAAGAATTAAATGGAACTTTTCTAGGATTCCACGACTTTTTCCCGTTCCAGCTGGGCCAGACACTAGAATTTGATCAGATTTATCGTAGAAAAGATCCTTGATTGCCCCTACAGGATGGTACTGGATTCTAATATGGGTAGTTTTGGCGGCTACCTCAATTAAAGCCTCTTCCTCTAAGGCTGTGATCTTCTTTTTAGCCATCTAAAGTGTATATTATACACTATAAGTTAGTTGCCAGATCCAATAACCTGAGAGATATCAATGTTAACATATTCTCGAATACCAGACACTTCTAGTTTCTTGATCTCAGGCACGTCTAGTGCTAGAAGCTTGGATCGTCTCTCTTCAGCCTTAAGTACAGTCATGGCTGAATCTACCCTTGGTGGTCGAGACACAACTATTCTCTCTCCAGTAGCTTTATCCTCTACTATCTCCTGAGTAATTTCTGAGGCAAAAGGCATGTGACCTTTTACAATCATATCCAACCGGGTGTTCTGTAACTCCCGTACCTCTTCAGTAGACTCCTTCATATCGGACAGGCTAAGGTTTAGAGCCGACCGTACCATCTCAGATATAACTCCAGCAGAGGCACCTAACACCTCCCCAATATCATTGTAAGTCCAGCCTTGGGCACGCAAATTGAGAGCCTTGCGCCGATTTTCAATATACTTCACCATTCTTGGAGAAGCTACACGTCTATCCGCAGCCCTCTGATTAGGCTTTTTTCTACGGTCTTTTCGGAGGTCTAAAGCCTTACTCTTCTTCAACTTCTGGGTTTTGGTTGCTAAGTTAGTGCTCATGGCCGAAGTGTATAATATACACTCTAGCTATTACAACATAAATATGGTACAGTGCCAGATTAGTTAGGAGAAAATGATGCAACTTCAATTATCTCAGTACTTTACAAAGGAAGATGTTACCCATTCCGATACTGCTTTGAGACTCCAAATTGACAACAGCCTACCTGATAATCTAATTGAGAACGTCAATTTCAGTTGTCACCAACTATCATTAGCACGCCTTCATGTTAATCTACCCTTTCTAGTTACCAGTTGGTATAGATGCCCAGATCTTAATCAGGCTATAGGTAGTAGGCAGACATCAGACCATATTAAGGGCTTGGCGATTGACTTCAAATGCCCAGATTTGGGCACACCACTTCAAGTCTGTAAGGGATTACTACAGTTTGCAGAAGACACTCCTACCTTTTTTTGGGACCAGATCATTCATGAGTTTGGACACTGGTGCCATGTCTCATTTAGTGCAGAAGATAAACGTAGGAAGGAATTATGGACCTACTTCCCAGATGGGACTCACTCTAAAGGACTGTTGGAGGTTTAAGATGCTTGGAGATAAGATGACTGAGAAAGATTGGGTGAGTTTAACTGTTATGCTAGTTAAGGCTCTTACGGATAATCCACATGACAAGATACTTCGGGCAGCACACCAACATGCTAGAAGTCAGGCTCTCAATAAGGAATTAGAACGGAATAAGTTTAGGCAGCTAATGAAGCAGACCGGGATTTAGACATGAGTAATAAACTCCTAGATCCATCTCCAGCCCGGGCAGCTGCCTATTGTGCTATCTATCCCATGCTCCAGCAGATAGCCAAGCGGCATGGGTATGCTCTAACTATTCACGGTAGTCTACATCGGGACTTTGATCTTGTAGCTATTCCTTGGATTGAAGAAGCAACTTCAGCTTTGAGTCTAATTAAAGCAATCAAGAAGGCTACTCGGGCAGTTACTCATGTGGATGGACAAGACCACTACTTTAAGGATTGTAAGCCTACAGAGAAGCCCCACGGTAGGATGGGTTATTCTTTGCACTTTACCAACTCAGGTATGTATGGTGGGTATATAGATATCTCAGTTATGCCAAAAAAGAGATAAAACCCTCTTCTTCCCTCTCTCCTCTTAGGAATCTCCTCTCTCCCATCATCACCCATTCATTATATACATTACATGTACTACCTGTCAACACTTATTTTTCAGCCACTTAGCCCAATTTCAGCCTAATTTTACCTTGTTTACTCACACCTTAAAGTGTATATTATACACATTCAAGTCCCAATCCAAGGAGGTTTCATGGCTCTCAATCTCGAAAGTCTACTCGGCGGTAGTTTGGCTGATGCAGTTGGCGGAATCATCAGCAAATTCAAACTGGACCCGGCTAAGAAAGCTGAGTTCCAAGCTGCTCTAGATGCCGACAAAGCCCTGCTGGACCAGAAACAATTGGAGATGCAATCTAAGCTCCAAGATGCAGTCAGTCAAGAAATACAATCTTCTGCTGACATCATTAAGTTAGAGGCCCAATCTTCTAGCTGGCTACCCAAGAACGTCCGTCCACTTCTATTGCTGTTATGGGGTTTAGCTATCACAGTCAATCCTATAGTTGCAATCATCTCTGGCATTTTTGGTCATCCAATTCAGCAGATTGTACTCGATCCTTGGGTGTACAAGTTAACTGTTATTGGGTATACTGGGTATGTTGCTGCCAGATCTTTTGACAAATATCAACAGTCTAATCAGTAGAAAGGAAGTCCAATGGCTAAGAAAAAACTAGAAGACAATACACCAGAAGATACTACTCTACCATCTGATACCCAGCCAGATACCCCTCCAGAAATTCCACCAGAGGTTATAGAACCTACAGTTGACCCTCCAGTTGAGACTGTTACAGAACAACTCCATATAGAGAATGTCCTAAGTCCAATCACAGCTGATAAGTGCCATGCCGTTATTCGCCAGATTGAAAGTGTTCTACCTGCCAATGCCCACGTTAATATTCATCAGTGTTTAAATAATGCTGTGATTGCTGCCCTAGAAGCCTACCAGTCTCATACAGGTACTCCGTTCCAATTGTAGACTCTGTAGATCTGGCGAAGAAACTGTGCAAAGGGTGGGCCGCAAGGCCCATCCCGCACAGGCTTCTGAGCATACTACTCACTGCATACTACTCATTGGATTCTAAATAGCCCTACCAGTCTATGTGTATAATATACACTTTTCTGGTGTTGTAGCCGGATCGCCATACCTGAAAACTGTATAATATACACTATTGGAACTTCCTTATCTTACCTATTACTGATACATATGTTGATTTTGTTAAAATGTGAATGAGCCTATATTCCTGCCACACCCCCCACAAAAAAATAACATCCACTTCGCTCTGATAACTTCCTTACAGAACCTATTAGCATGTTAGATGCCAAACAATATTCACTACTAATAAATTAGTTTATTCATTATTCCTTGTAAGTTATTCATACATAAGGATACCCAATATATACCCAATACCCAACGCATGTAGATGGCCTTTCGCCAAGGAGGCCATCTCGAAGCGTAAGGCATGTGAGACTATGCACTCCGATACTCATGCGCGTGGCAGTGCCTTGTAGCTCAATTAAAGGGTATATCCGCTAAGTAGTATATATATCAATGAGTTAGGGTTTGACTATATCGAGGGCCGATATAGTGTATATTATACATTTGAGTAGTGACAGTCAAAGGCTAGACAACACTAACTTTGGTGAAACAGTCACAGTGAGAAGAACGGTGTCACAGTGGTGACCATATACACTATGAATATGACTAAGGAATAGCAGGATGAAATGTCCGTTGCCTATAGACAAAGGATTATCAGATTGAAAATAATAATTGACAGGATTTTAGATCGGTAGTATTTTAGTGACGTTCAATTTAAGGTTAATAGAAAGGATAAAGAAATGAACGACACAATGATTTTGCAAGGTTTGTCAAACGCAATTGAATTACTTGCCAAGAAAAGAAGAGTATCAGCAGGTAATGAATCCATATGGACATTATTGAATCACGCACATGAACATGTGCAGCGAATGTTGACAGCCGAATTCAAGAAGTACAGCCAATAGCCGAAAAGGCGTAACCCAGTGTCACAGCTGGGTATTGGATTGAACGGTTAGATAGAAAGGAAAACAGACAATGGATAGCTATATTGGATTCAATGCAACAGGAAATGGACACAAGCCATTCGAGGAAGAGTATGCCATGTCTCAGGATATGATTCTGAGATTTACAGTTGAGGAAATGGACATCCAAACAGATTTGATAACCGCAGTAATGTTTTTGGAATTCGCAGAATAAGAAAGGACAGTGACTATGACTCTAAAGGAAGGTAAGGAAATTGCCAAACAAGCTGGATGCACCCTTAAGCACGACGTGGATTACAAAGTGACGTTCTCCAATGGTTGCACTTTGTATGAGGAGTCAGTACAGGATGCAATCAATACCATGCAAGCCGAGATAACACGCATTAAAGCCATGCTCAAAACTCATTGCCAGTATTGTGATTTTACATGGCCTATTCTCGAACTAGTACGGAATGAGAAGACTGGCATTATCTTTACCCTTTGTGCCGATTGTGCAAAGGACTACAAGGTTAGCTCGGCTAATAATCCGTACTAGGTATTAATCCCTACGTGAGTGTAGCGTCAAAGCTAGTAGGGATATGGTGAGAAGTAGAGTGTACGATATACAGTTTCAATTCAGAGAGGAGACAGGTTATGAAAGCAAAATCAGTGAGACAATTGTTAGAATCCGCCGCACATGTGGAATGCTGGAAACCTAATGTGGGATGGGTGGCAATTGGACTACATAGTTTCTATGACAGGTTTACACCGTCCAATGGCGATAAACCTTTCTATAGATATCAGGCAATAGACTTCAACAGTCATTATCGCATTGTGACAGTGAAAGGTAAGGCCATAGCATGAGAGTTATTGATGCTTTAATCAATGACAACCAAAGACTAATTTCTGCCAGTTACACTCATAATGCTGAATCCATTATTCCTACCTATGATGACAGTTGGGGAGATTTGTATATATCCCGTCACTCAATAGGAATTAACGGCATTGTCCGCGCTCAAACATGGCATGATGCATATGAAATATGTGAAGATGAATTCTTTCCAGAAGCATCAGAGACAGTAGAAGAATTAGTGAAGGAATATGGAGAAGACTGGAGTGAAAATCCGTGCTTTAATGAGGCATATGGTTTTCGTCCTAATGGACCTAATTCCAATGACAAACTAAAACACGGCATATATGCCAAGGACCTAAATGGAGATTATTTAGACAAGCTACATTGGTCTCTATTGCGTGGTATTGGCATTACATTAACAATTGCAGGTTCAGAAATTGAAATAGGAGATTAACAATGACTACAACACAAGAGGTACTTACACTCCGCATTGGTTCACAAACCAAAGCCAATGGCCAGCCTAAGCAGACTGGTACTTTTAGAGCGTTGACATTGAGTGAAGTTAGAGCATGGGCTACACCTGTCTCTGAGCCTTGCAGCTGTGTTAACGGCAAAATCCCTGTCCAATTACAAGACCACGAACACTACACAAGGCTAGTCGAATCGGGCAGGATGGTAGAAAGCCCTACAGGTTCCATAGTGAATAACCTAGTGTGGATAAGGTGCAATTGTGAACCTGTAGGCATCCGCTATCGGGATATTACACCGTCCCACGTTTGGTTTCTCTCTATCACCAATGATGCCCGACAAGCCAAAGTTAACGGTAAGGTCCGCACATGGAAGCGTGACCTAACACGCATTGAAGTACCAGTGAAGTATGGTCTGTATGAGTACTACACTTTCGACAAGCACGATATTGAGGCTGGCAGGTTGCTTGTGAGACTGTCATGAGAGACCATATCGGGCCATTAGACCAATTGCCAAGCGGTACTAAGGTTAGAGTAGGAAACAAGCGCGGAACTGTAGTCTCTAGCGTGTATGTTCCAGCTGTTCCCGCTGGAATGATATACGTGCATACTGTCAAATTAATTGAGAAGTATGTAGGTAATAATCTCAGGCCAAATAGATGGGAAACTATTAAGCCCCAGACTCTAACTGTAGGTTATTGCTCTATCTTTGTGGATGAAAGGAAAGACTAAATGGAATTACAACATGAAAACTCATGCGGACAGGGACTAGACTTAGACTACGTTCTAAACCCTTACCACAACCTACTAGTGGTTATGGGATACACCTATAGCCATTCCACACGCATTATCCGAGCACATGACAAAGGATCATACCACCACCACACGTATAAGTTTGGACGGCATAATGTAGGTGTATCCCAAGTAGAGAATACCACCACATGGCAATGGCGTACTAGCCCATCGTCCGCAAGTAGTAGGCACACTACAGGCTACTTGGTATTCCGACTAGAGCAACATCTAAAGGGTAAGCAGAGACGTTACCCTGAATTGCGGTTAACCTGTCGCCCAACTTTCAAGGTAAAGGCTATCTACAACGGCTGATTTGACATTAGGTGTATGATATACACTGACTTTTAACTGTCCACTAATAAGAGAGGAATAACCCATGCCTACTTCTGAAAACCTGCTAACGGATGATCTGCTTACTCATATCGCTCTATACCTGTCTGACCCGTGGGAACTAGTCCCATTATTGGAAGACGAAACGTATTCCCATTGGCGACAGCTACTCCGATATGATGGGGCTAAACTGTACTTCAATACTGCTAGAGAAAAGGACAAGCTGCACATTAGTTGCGAAGTCCAAAAGGACAGCCAAGGGAAAACCCATCTGGGCTATAAGGACACCCTACCATCTATCAACGTCTCTGCTTATTCAAAGACACCCAAACAGATAGCTGGCGATATAGAGCGTAGGCTAATGCCCGAATTCAAAGTACTGCTAGACAAGAATGCTGCCAATATCGCCAACATTGAAACGGAGCTAGATCGTAAGGTGTCAATGGGTCAAGCCTTGGCAGCTACCTTTCCATTTCTCAGACTGCATGACAACATATCCCAAGCGCGACTAGGTGTACTGAGAAATGGCGACGGATGGAAAGTCAGTCTAGACACTAGCTACGAATTCAAGCCGAGTATCGACATTGAAATATCGGGTGGTAAGACTAGCCTTAAACTTGATGGGCTATCCCTAGAAGAGACTACCAAAGTCCTTAATACCCTGTCTGAAATTCATGACGCAAGACCAAGAGAGGATAACTAACAATGGCAAAACAACCTTTACGCAAAGTAACTGTAATTCAGCCCGATGGCACAATCACAATTACCCTAGAGCCTAACCCTAACTACGATAGACTCAAGACCTTAGTCCATGGCTATATTGAGTATGTGCCTGACTTTGCACGATACAATGGGCTAAGGGTTAACGCTGTAGTCTGTAATGAGAATGCCAAACTTCGTCCGGCCATGGAACCTAATCCGGTTGCGACAAAGGCATGGCGCAACTACTTAGACAGCACCAAACGTCCATACATTCGGGACATGGCTAGACTGTCTGGGCCTGTTGTGATTATCCAATCTCCACCTAAGACCAATGTGTAAACCTACTGCCATATCCCGGGCTGATGCTTATGTCCTAGCCACTGACTACCCTCGCGCCTATGACTTTGTGGCAGGGGGGCTAGTAGCTCTCACTTGGCCTATGCCTATCTTTATACACCCTGACGGGCATATAATCGGACCTTGGGCCTATTGCGCCCACAATAGGGTACTGCTAGATGATTGCCCGAAGTGTGAACTAGCCGAGGTGAACCTATGATCCTTAAACCAAATATAGTTACAGCCCCAGCTATAGGACTAAGAGGTTATGTGAAACTACCACCTCCTCATGTGGGTGCTTATATCCGAGTAGAGATATCGGACTACACATTTCTAGATGGGGCTATGTGGTTTCAAGTCAAGCAACTATTGAAAGGCCCTAGGAGGTGGGTTAGGGCCTCGGACTTCTATCGAGAAATGCCTACTGATGGAGACTCAATACTGAAAACTCACTGACGATAAATTGTGAAGTGTACGATATACACTTTAGGAGGTACGAGAAATGGCTAATTGGACTCACGAACTATGCTTAAATTGCTATCAGATTCTTCAGCCTAATAGAGTACCTGCTAGGCTAACGGGTCAGCCTTTCAGATATACACCCTGCTGTCTATGTGGGGCTATTACTTCTGACCCTATCCTGTATAGGATGTCTCCGGATAACTGTCACCAACCGAATAACCATGAAAAGGAGACTACTTATGACTCTGACTAACTGGGCTGTAATTGGGCTTTGCCTTATCGCTATCACCTGTATCTATACCATAATCCGAGCAGGAGGTAGGATTAGACCTAAGCCCTATATTGGCAGGGTAATATACCTGCATTCTACTGAAAAGAAAGGAGTTGACAAGCCCAATATATAAGTTGTACAATGGTAGGGAGGGGTAGAGATGTATATCTCTGAAGGGGAGGACGTAGGATAGGGTTAATGTAACTCAGGAGGTTCAGGATATGGCAGGGCCTAAAACAGTCATAGAAGAAACAACAACACAGTTAACTAAGGAGGATAAGAACCTAATTATTGATATACTTACAGCGGTTCAGCAAGATGGGATTGGTAACAGAACTGCTGCCACTGAATGGTGGCTTCGGGTATCCAGACTTAGAAGGAAACTACTCAGGGAGGTAAGTGGTTAAATGTTTGACTACTATAAATCCCACTGGGATAGGAAACTGCTAATCGCAAAGAAAATCAGAGAGAAAGGAGAGTGTCACATATCACAAAAGGGTAGGCGCATACAGGTTATCTGTCCCTACTCTAAACAGTTCACAGAAGAGGCTACAGCTATCGGCGGGGTATGGAAGGACCGCTCTACAATATGGTCCTTTAGAATTCAGGGCTTCTTCAAAGTCAGGATTCTAGCTACAGCTATTTTTGGTAAATCTAACGTCAAGGTCCTAGGGAAGATAGAAGTCCCTAGGGTAAGGAGTTAATCAAATGAACAGGTCTAACATGGGATCTTTTGAACCGAAGAGAGACCTTACACGATGTAAGCTTCTTCAATCAATCCCGGACCCTCTCTACCACGATATGCTAGTTGATTTAGAAGACATGAGGAAGAAGTACCCACAGTACAGGGATGATGAACTTCTCATGGCTCTGTGGGCTGGAACGGTACTGGAGGTGCAGCGTGCCTGATACTGACAACCGAGGCCCTGAACATCTAACCGAGTCTGAGAATTATCTTCGGGCAAGAGTCAAGGCTTTGGAGTTACAAGTAGCCGAATTAAAGAAGGAACTTTTCGTTGCAAAGCACACTACGCGAGCAATTGAGTTTGAGATGGAGGAACACTTTGCAGGGCGAAGTCGGGTAATGTATTGATTCTAAAGGACTTAAAAAAGTGTATATTATACACTTTGGTCCTTGACAAAGAATCAGCCGGGCCTTACATTAGGTGAGTTAGTTAACGTCCACAACATTTCACAATCAAGAGAGGAAATCACATGGCTAAGAAAGCGTCTACAGTATCTAGTCCGAAACCTGCCGCAATTGTCCCTAGTAATGAAACCGAAGTACTTCTCCTGCTGAATCCCGATCAACTGGTAACTACCGGGAATGCCCGATTCAGCATTCTCAAATTCCACGTTGACGAATTGGCTTCCCTCATTGAAGCTGATGGACAAGTCAACACCCCAATTGAAGTTGAAGCCTTGGCCGCTGATGCTCCTGAAGTCCTTGAAGGCTTCACTCACAGGGTTACGGTGGGCTTCCATCGTGTTGAGGCCGTCAAGAAGCTTCGGGCAAAGGGCCTTGACATCCTGATTCCAGCCCGGGTGATTCAGACGGTTGACGCCAAAGATCGGCTACACCGTCAGATTTCAGAGAATCATGACCGTCAGTCTCTCAGCCCGATGGATGAAGGCAACATGATGAAGCAAATGATGGACCTTGGATATTCCCGCATGGATATCCGGAATGCCTTCAAGGTCAACAAGGGTAAGAAAGGCGCGGCCATGACGGCTTGCTCCAATTCATACCTGAACATCACCATGTCATTCTTGGATTTTCCCAAGCCGATTCAGGAACGTATCCATGACGGCCGCTTGGGACGTTCTGCCGCGATGGAATTCCAGAAGTACCCCAAGGATAAGTGGGGCGATATGCTTGAAGCTGCCGACAATGCACGCCTGAAGGCATTCGAGAAGGAAGAGGAACTTGACCTGAAGTGGGAGACGAAACACAAGAAGGAACTGGAATCGGCTACGAAGGTTGAGACCATCTCTGCCGAGTTGACCAAGGCTGAAGCTGATGCAGCTGCCGCTGAGGCTGCCCGGGTCTCATTGGTCAAGGCTGAAGCCGAAGCCGTTGTCTTGTCTCGATCCAAACATGTTGACGTTGACGCCAAGAAGAAAGCCAATGAAGTGTTGGCGAAGGCTTCACAGGCTTCCAAAGCTGCACAGATTGAAGCTGCCAAGAAAGAGAAGGAGGTTGTAGCACTCCGCAAGAAGGCAGATGCAATCAAAGCCAAGGTGGAAGAGGCCAAGAAGAAAGTGGCGGACGCCAAAGCTGCCGGGAGTACTACTCCGGCCAAGGGTCCGAATGCTCCTACTTCCAGTGCTGAAGTCCATGCAGCTGCAAAGGCTGTGAACGCGAAGCCAATCAAGGATGAGGCTTTGAACTTCACAGCTCTTAAGGCGGCACTCCGGGATTTGGTCAAGCCCTGTGAATCTGTCAAGGTGAATGGCATCCTGAAAGCCATTGAAAGCTGTCTGATAGCCGGACAAATCAGCGTCAACGTGGTGTTGGATGTCATGCGGGTAGCTGTCGGTGAGAAGGCACCCGGACAGGCTAAGGCCAAAGGTAAGAAGTAGTTAACCCTTTAACAAGGAGGATGAGGGGCCGGGTAACTCCGGTCCCTTTTCATTTCACCATGAAAAACCTACGTGTATATTATACAGTTTGTCTGCTCCTGCTACTTAGTTCTGGAATAGGGAATGCCCAAGTTATCATCCACCCATCCAGCATTACTGTCTCAGCTAACACTCCTGTAGAATGGATAAGGAACGAAGTGGCCGATAGTCTTACAGGTAATACTTATCAGGTGTTTGAGTTGACTGGCGCGTTCCTACAATCTCCATACTTCTACATCGTGCAGGATGCTCCGGCCATTATCCTAGTGTGCAGTAACCAGAGGATCATAACCGCTAGTCTGAGGCTAAGAGGTACTTATGTAGGCTCTGTAAGGATGCTGGCTAGGGTAGAGAATAAGGACGTCCTATTCAATTCCCTTGAACGGCCTTTAGAGCGGGGCAAGGACGATATAGCCTTCGGTACTACCCTGCCTGACAAGCAACCCTATAGCGTCTTTGACCTGATGCCTATTCATCGGTACTTAACCAGTGAGCCTAACCTTATGCTTGCATTCTATACAGATGCAATTAAGAATGAGAGGCAGACTGTCTCTAAGTTTGCTATGCCTGTCCGACCTGTGGGTGTAAGTAATGCTTGTGGATTAAGGTAGGATATGCTATCGGATATAGAAAGTCGGTGGTCATTTAATCCTCATCTACGACGAAAATCGATCCCCATTTTGTCAGCACATGCTTGATCCTCGGCGGTAGCTTCGCAATATTTATCTCAACAAGGTTCTTTTCAGTGTCGAGAAGAATACTTACGATTTTGTTCCGCGTGATGAAATCTTCAAGTTCGGCACGAATGCGCTCACCTTCAGGCTCTTTAGACTTATTCGCGTCGATGTCATCTCGATTCGGTGCAACGTGTAAATCATATATCATTTGCGTTTCCTTGCTGGCTTCGGGGTGAGGGTGAAGCATCGTTTTAGACATTCACAAAACTGAAGCAATTGACCGCACTTTCCGCATCTATTCATGATTTGACCTCGCCCGACAGGCGGGTGAGTTGTCGTTCTATCGACGCCAATACAAGCCCAACCGTTCGTATTGGATCTCCGCTAATAGGTTCATCTTTGATTCCAAGAAGATCAGAGCGCCAATCTTCAATCTTTTCAGCCGCCTCCTCCGCTCGTCGCTTCCACTCATCGCGGTCGGTTTTCAGGTCGGAGTTTTCTGTGACTAGCATGATCGTGCTGCTTCGATATTCGGCGCGGTCGCCAACCAGTTGGTCATTGAATGCCCGAAGTGAATCAAATTCGTTTTCAAGTTTCGCTATTTCATTTCTCTGAATTTGAAGATGCTCAACCGCCTCATCCCTCTGTTCACAGATCGCCGTGATTGTGGCTTCGAGGGCAGACAGTTTCAATGTGGCATTAGCTGGCGTGGAATCCCACTTTGTCCATTCCCAATCGCGCACCAGCCCCATAATCTCCTCCACCCCCACCCGCTTCTTGGCTTCGCTCATATCTGTTCTCCTTGCCATTTCTGCACATCCTATAGCGTCTACAGGATGGATCTTTGAACTGCTACCACAATGGGGGCATGGAACTATCTGTGACTTATTGGGGTTCATAGGCATACACATTTACCTCCCACATCTGAATATAATCATGAAACTCCACCATCAGGGGTTTAACATCCTTCCAATCTAAGCCCCCAAGCCCACAGCCTAAAGCTGGTATAGCAACTGTTTTGACATTACACACCACAAGGTCATGGGCTAAACATCTTAGCCCTCGGACAATATCATTGATGTCTGACTTGTTAGACCAATGGGCTTTGGTTGGAAAGTGTATAATATACAGTGGGAATTTCTTATCAGCTATACCAGCTGTGCCTCTATCTGCTGGCTTTGCAGATATTGTGTAGGTCTTGCCCATCAGTAATGATTCTCTGGATGCAATATTCTTGCATATTGATGTAGTTACTGGGAATTTAGAGTCAAATTCCTTAGCAAGACCTTTGCCCATTACTCCATGGCAGTTGACAGGATTTACTAGGGCCTGAGCACCACTGTCGAAGATTGAACCTGTGCGAAATTCAATCATTGTACTCTCTCCACTTGCCATTAATGTATTTCTCAAATCTCTTGCTTGGGTCTACCTTAGTTTCTAGGCTATCAACCCTTTTCCTTAATCGGTTGGCATTGGTGAGAAGAACCCAGATTGTAAACAGTAGCCAGAGATTCCATATTACCTTTATAACTGTAATCATTTTAGGCTTCCTCTCTTGCTCACAATGTCAACGTCATCGTAGATCTCTATCCCGGGCATCCACTCTCCAATCTTAGGGTTGTCCTGCAACTTGAACAGGGCTTGCATCTCTCCCTTATCAATCATTAGGGTAGAGATAAGGTTAGGGTGTAGAAGCACGTACCGGACATACTTTAGCATGTCTGTATTCTTCCACTTCACCCGGCTACGAACATCTGAGTTAGAGGAGGATGTATAATTTACACCTGATGATGTGATTACCTCTTGGGCCTTAACCTCTATCTCTGCCGCCTGACTAATCAGCCTTGATCTGACCTGTGGAGTCTTAGCCAGAGTAGACAGCCGTACCTTTTCGTCGGCAGCTGCCCGTAGATTAGCTTGTTCTTCTGCTGCTTTTGCCTCCACTAGCCGCTGTTTCCTCAGCTTCTCCAGCTGCCAATTCTTCATCAGGTCATCACAGATACCAAGATCCTGATTGTATCCCTGTAGGATCTCTGTCTCTGTCCCCGTGATGAAGGACTTGAGTAGGTTGATAGCCTGTTTGGCTGGCTTGAATTTGCCTGTCCAGTAGCTAATCCGAACCTTGATGAATGCCCGTTTCTCATCAACGATCTGAAACTCAGCCTCAGATGTGATCTTCAATTTCTGGATGACTGGAGTAAGCTTCTTCAGTTCAGCTTGGGCCTCAATCTTGGCTTTGGTCAGGGCCACCTTGTCTATCATATCTACTGTGGTTGGGGCTACTGACTCAACTGTAGGGCTATTCTTGACTGTCATCTTACCTCCTACCATATTTTGCTGATGATTTTCCGGGCTTTGAACTTCAGCCTGTCCATAAAGGACTGCTTCTTATTCATCACTGCTTCCTGATCTCTTCTCTCAATCCCCAATCCTTTATTCAGTTTCTCATTGGCCTTTCTCTCCATCTCAGCCTGTGCTCTCTGCCTTCTGGCTTTGGTTGCCATCTTGAAGAATAGGGTTTGTCGGCGTGCCTCTACAGAATGAAGGCACCTGCTTGAAGCCTGACCTCTAAGAAACTTGTAGCCTCGGAGGAACTTCCTTAACTTCTGTTTGTTGGTCAGGGGCTTGCCAGTTGTGGGGTGTATATTATGCACTCTTCTTTTTACTTTCGTTGTCATTACTTCTCCAATTCCCATTTGATTTTTTCAGTCGAAAAACAGCAAAGTTGACTGATGCACTCATCCTGTAAGACTCTCTTTACCTCTGGAGTCATGTTGAATACTGTGGTGAATAATGGTACTCCTACTCTAGCAGGATGATTCTCAATCAAGAATCCTGTATTGAGCAAGGTGTCTCTGGTTGGCATGATCCACAACCTGCCGGGATTATTGGTTATCTCAATCCCATGTGGAATAGCTGCACTGCACCCGGGTTCAATTATAATCCTCCGGTCGGCATAGAGTATCACACCGGAAGAATTAACATTGTCGATGAGGATGTTCTTCCTGTACAGCTTTGAGGTGTAGCAGGTAGGGGTAAGTCTCAACTTTATTACCACTACTCCCCCCGGACCTCAGACACCAATGTACCCTTAATCAAGTTGTTCTTTCTGTCTGGTCCAACAATCCGAGCCTGAACAAAGCTGCCCTTGCTTGGGCATGTTTTGAAGTCCTCCCAGAATGCTGGCGGAATGCTCTCATACCGATACCGGCTAGACTTGAAGGATATCTCCATAACTCGTTTCTCTTCATTGTAGTCAGCCTCTCTGACTGTCTGGGAGTCCACCACGTCATAGTGGTCCCATTTAGATTTAGCTGGGGCTACCTGAGTCTCTGGCTTCTCCCGATCCTGCTGAATTTGTGCTGTTTTCATTTTACCCATTGTTCTGTCTCCTCTCTAAATTTAGACTGCAAACTCATCGTCATCATCCAACTGTTCTTGATTCTGATCCGTAACTTCTGAGATTCTAAGACCATAACTTTCGTCTTTCACCTCAGTTGATTTCAATATCTGCTTCAGACTAACTCCATTAGCCAGTAACCAATCCTTACGTATGATTGCTTTTGTAATTCTGTAGTAGTTGGCTTGGAGTCCCCCAACTTCTACTGCCTCCAACTTGTATAATATACACAAGTCTTTCAGGGCCTTGGTTAATCGGGCCTTGTTCTTATTGAGTACTGACATCTGCTGGGTGATATTGTAGTGTTCATCTACCAAGTCCATGAATTCAAGCTTGTGCTTGGATGCCATCTTGATAGTGTCTAATGGTATAGCTGGGACTTTAGGCTCTGGAATCTCCCGGCCTGATTTAGTCCTGCGGGGTGGTTTTGGGGCTGAGGCTTGTGCTGCCCGTTTGTCTTTCAGCTGTTGCTTAAAGCTCATTGACTACCTTTCTTTTTCCTCTTGGGCTTTTACCTGTGTAACCTTCAACCTGTGTTTCCCAAGCTTTGCCCATTTCCAAATGGTCAAATGAACCTGTAATCTTTCCACTCTTGTCGTTGTAGGTGATTACCTGCTCAATATTGTAGTCAGAAGGGGGCTGTCCTACTATCAGTATGTGGGGTAAATCCTGTGGTTCAGCTGGTTCGAAGCGGCCCTTTTTGGAATTGAATTTGGCATTTCCTCTTATAACGTGATACTGCAACCATGCTTCCAGTAGGCTACTAGGCCCCATCTCCAGAATGGTAGAGGCTACTCGGGAAGCATAGTGCTGGGCTTGAATCCCTATTGCATCTTCACACAATACCCGGATACTGATGTTGACAGTGAAGACACTTTTAGGTTTGGTTGCTGCCTTGATGTAGGATTTCTGACGGACTGTTTTGCGTTTCATGATTTGTATTTGGGGGCAAGAGACTGTTCAATTTCTGTAGGGATAGGTAAGCCTAGATGGTCACTCAACCCTCGGATTGCCATTCTCAAACTGCCAACCTTTCTTCTGTATTTCTCCAGTTGGATGTAGGCTTCTTTATGTTCCTCTAACAACTGCTTTCTGGTTTCAGTGTACAGTTGCTCCTGAGAAAAGACTGTAAGCTGCTCTCCACCTTGGAAGTTAATCATATAACTATTGTCTCACACCTAAAATCCACTGTCAACAAAAATCCGTTGCCCAAAGACAACGGGTTATCACGTTGATTCTTATAGGAAGTGTATATTATACATTTACTTTGCCAGCTTCCCCCACGTATCAGCAATTGCAACTCCAGCCTTAATCGGCACATTTAATCGGCAAACATTCTCAAATCTATATGCAACCAGTTCGCCAATCTCCTGTGCAAATTCTCTCTTTACCAGAAACAGTAACTCATCATGGATCTGCAACACGGGCTTGCATATTTCATAAATGTGATCCCGAACAAACTCATCATGGACAATAGCCATTACTAATTTGATAGTACCTTGTGCTCCCGCCTGATATGGAAAGTTGCCTACTTCCCTGAGTGCAGCTGATACTATCCAACTCAACCAACATCGGACAGCCTGTACGTGGAGTATTCTTCCCCACATGTCCCATACATACCCATATTTCATAGCTATAGCATGGTTCTTCTTCCGATCCACCATCACCCCGGGGTATCGTGTATAGAAAGCCGTGATAAGTTTCTGACATTTGGCCTCATCCCATAATGAAACAAAGTTATTACAATCATGCTTTGTGGCCTCTTTGCCACACGTAGCACAGACTATAGGCATCTGTTCTAGGAGTCCTTTTGGTGATACGTCATAGATTGATGCCAGAGTGCATGTCTTAGCTGGGAATCTATGATCCTTTTTGTGTACGGTGGGATAGTGCCAGCCATGACTAATGTGCTCCTTATTGTCACAGACCTTTCCGAGTTTCGTTGTATTAGAGAAGCCAATACATTCCCATCGCTCATCTGGCAAGCCGAATGCTTTAGTAGCAAAATCGGAATAGATATCTTCTTCATTTTCGTATATCCGGATTAGGTTTTCATCAAGGGACAAGTGGGCCGCAAGCCGAGGTTCGATCTGGCTTTCATCCACTGAAACATATACATATCCCGGGGGTGCAATAAAGCCTTCACAAAGTTCTCTACCCCTAGCTGTGCGATTAGGCATAGCAAGTAGATTAGGTTCCCAAGAATTAAGTCTTCCACTAGGTACAGTAGTAGTCCCAAGATTAGGATAAATGGTAGGAATAGTTGGCCTTGGCTTTGCGAGTTTGAGTATGGGTTCAACATAGGTGCCTTTTAATTTACTGAAGTGCTTGAATTCTTGAATGAGCGGAACTACTTCATGAGTGTGTTGGATAGCTGCTAGAACTTCATCTTCTACAGATTCTCTTGCTTCTTTCTTCTCTCCACCTTTTGTAAATTTGGGCCGGATTTGCTTTAGCCCAAGCTTTTTAAATAGAAGGTCCGATACTTGATCTGGGGAGTTTAGATTGATGTGGTATCCAGTAAGGCTATGGACCTTCTCTGTAATCCGTTCCATGTCCCAATCGAGTCCTACACCCATTCTGCGGAAATGGTCAGGGTTCACAGGTAGACCAATCTCCATCATCATTGATATCATTGGGAGCGCGCCTAAATCTATTCGTTCTACATTTTCTATATCTGGGCCTGTAGGGTTATCGGTAAGTTTCACCCCATTGTAGAGAATTTGAGTAGCCATTAGTGTATATTATACACCATACTTTTCTTGGGCTTTTATAATATGGTAATTGAGCAGATGGGTTTTCATTGCCTGTTCAATCCAGTTCTTGAATACGATTTCTAAGTCCTCTATCTTAAATCTCTTATTCTTCTCATGGAACTCCTCCAAAATCTGTTGATACTCCGCGATAAGTTCCTGATCCAGTTCAATTGTGTAAGATAGAGTTGCTGCATCTTTAGCCATTATTCCTCTCAATCTCTAAGAACTTATTGCCCGGCTTCCAACCTATAGGCTGAAATTGAACAGTGATAGCCCCTCTATCTGCTAGCTTATATCCTCTCTCTCTAGCTGCATCCTGCATGGCTTCCCAATCACCTTTACCCATCCAGTCAGAGAGGTTGTAAGTCTTAATGTGACCCTCACAAAGAGCATTCTCTCCTATCATCATAGTTGGTTTGTCAGTGTCTATCCAAGTTCCATCTGCTCTTTGATGCACAGTCGGGAGACAGATAACAGGTACTCGGAATGCTAGATGGTGGCAGTTGGGGTATTGACATTTCATAATTGTACCTCACAAAAGATGGAAATCAGGAATCTCACCTATCGAGATAATGTGCATACCACTTTGATAGATAAAAGAATTTTCATATTTCTTTCTTACTTCTTCTTCAGATTCTCCATAAATAATAAATGTGGCATGTTTCTGAATGTTTCTGTTCTCACAGTTGACAATATAAGCCTTTCGTTCCATTTTAGACTCCCTCTATGTTGAGTGTTTCCACTAGAAATTTAAACACAGCCTCTTCTATACCCGGGTTTACGGACTCTCTATTTCCGGCAACATTGAGAGTGTGTATATTATACGTTTTGAGCCACGCTAGAAAGAAGCTTTTACGGGCTTGCATGATAAAAGGTACATCTAGGTGCATACAAGGCCGTTGATACTCCTGACACTTTTGAGATGTAAGTCTGGACCCCTGACTGTTCAGCTGTCCAAAGATTATAGTCCCATTGGAGTCCTGAACATTCTCAGCTGTTCTCATAGGATAGCCTAACCATCTGGACTCAGTGAGGCCATAGGCTTTGAGTAATTCCTTCTGGGGTCCAGATTCAGTTACCCAACCTTTAGGGGCTTTACCTCCAGTTGTCAAGCCTAGATGTACACCTGCTCGAAGTCCACCTTGATCCGCTCCAGTTTGACCACCACTAATAATTCTAGTAATCATAATCTCCAATTCTCCTGTGCCTTACCGGGCATACTCTTTACCATTTGTACTAGGATCGGCCATGCTCTTAAGGTTGCGTCCGCATCTCGGCAAGCATAGTCAATCAATTCTACCATAGGCAAATCTCGAATATCTAATGCTGTATAATATCCACATTTGGCTTGGATCTCTTCATGCTGATCTTCCCAGTTATCCCACATTCCTAACACTTCCTTGTTAGGATTCTTAGCTAGTTCTGTAAAGAACCGGCTGAGTTTAGTGTTCATGCTCTGGGGCTTATACAGCTTCCACTTATCCTTTTTGATGTCAAACTTCAACTGCTCTGGTGGCCGATCCCATTTAACCTCATTGATAGCCATGAAGTATCGGAGAATTCTAGGGACTGAGTAGGGTGTAACTACATCCTCGAAGTCTGTCATCTTCATGCCCAATTCTCGATAAGAGTACACCTTTAGAGCCTTGGGTAGATTACCTAACAGACTTATTCGGGTCATGGTATCTCGTATCAGGTGAGTAGGATTAAAGATTCCCATCTGCTCATCTTTGGGCTTATCAGCCAACCAGTTATGAAATAGAATAAGACCACACCACTCCTGCATAACCTCATTGAAAGCCTCTAGTAAATCCTTTCTATCAGCCATTATCAACCGGCCAGTACCCGGAGCAGTGGAATAGGTCATACAGTGGGCATCTCCCATCGGGGTAAACTCTGTATCTCTGCCCATATTCACTGTAGGATCTAGAGAATAGATCTCATCCACATCTTCTACCTCCCGGTAATCTGTATCTGGGTACTCATCCTGATAGATCTTAAGAGTTCCATGTATAAGTCTTCTTAGCCTGATCCAGTCTGTGCGGATATGGAGCATCTTCTTAGGTTCATGTAGTCCTCCCGCGGGGTGATACATGGGCATGACCAATCCGTACTTAGTTTGGCGTGGAATACCGTGATGTAATACTAGATCTATGGTGTCATCAATCACATGACAGGCAAAGGCCCCCATTGCAATGATGATCTTAGGGTTAACCTGTACTATTTCATCTATCAGGAAGTGTGCTGCACAAGTCTCAGCTAGAAGCTTATCCTTCTCTTCCTGCATAGAGAGTTTACCCTTAGTCCGGTCGGGTAGGCATTTGACAGCATTAGTGATATAGACATCTGGCCGTCTCAAACTGCCAAGAGGCAGGAAGTGGTTATCTAATTCCTGTCCAGTCTTGCCAGTGAATACCTCATTGTTCCGATTTTCATCGAATCCGGGTGCTTCTCCAATAAGCATATAGTCTGCATCTCTGGGGCCTGATGCTGGGATACACTTGTGTTTTTCAGGGCAGAGACTACACCGAGACATGTATATTATACACTCTCTATGAAGGGCCAAGGTTGGGGTTCAAGGCTATAAGGCAGGTATAGAGGGTGACAGGGCTGGCCGGTAGCCGCCAGCCTTAAAAAGTGAGGCTTTACTTTTTGCTGCATAAGCATGAATTTAACCCGGGTTCCTCTGTTCAATAAGAATCCATGATTACCCCAAGCACAAACTACCATTTGGGATTCACAGGCTTCTTGAATAATCCATTTATCGTTGAGAGTTCCAATTGGATCAAGAGTTTTTTTTAATCCATCTGGGTTAGTAGATCTGAATGCAAAAATATTAGTGATTATGACTGCTCCATAACCCCACATTCTAGCCCTTCTCTCACATCTTTCTACAGTAGGGTCATTGGATATTTCATCTGCTGTGGAAGGGTTGAGCATCAGAAAGTTGATTCTAGGTTTCTCTCGATCCCATATCAGGGCTAATCTGTAGCGGTATATTCTGTCCTTGGAGAAACTAGCATATCGTTCTGTCATCTCCCAGTTACCTCCTCTATCTCCTTGATAACTTTCCTAGCTGTCGGCCTAGCAATCCCATTGATTTCAGTCCAATCGCTTTCATCTGCAACTGCCAATGCCAACCCAGACCCAAAGTGTTTAGCTGCTCTCTCCGACAAGTCAGGACCTATGCCTGTGAGTGCAGCTGCCCATTGTCTAGCCAGAGAGGGTCTTCCATCTATACAGGGCAGATTTAACTTCTGCATCTCCAGCATAGACTTATGCTCTGTCCATTTCTTTTGGAAGTACTTGTAGTGCTCTACCACATTCCTAGCCGTTCCAGCTATATCCTGACTGTATGTTATACACATTCCAGATAGGCTGAGGCTGATAAGATAACGGTAAAGCTTGGAATACTCTACAGGTCTGCCACGGATCTTCTTCCACACCCAGCTGTAGCCTTGCCTAAAGCCCTCCATGAGTAGTCCATTCTCATCAGACTTCCACATACCCTCAAGGATAAGAAAGCTGTGGTCATACATCCTGCCCATACCGGGTTTCTGATGGGCACTCAATCGGCTATCATCAATACAGTTGAGCATGTCGGATAGAGTCTTTCTCTCAAATCCAATGAAGACAATACTAGAGTCTGGACCATTGCCTGAGAAGGCGAAGTCACCATACTTCAGACTTTCCTCTTGGGCTGGAACACCCAAGGCTCTAATCCGCTGTATTAATTCCTTACTGGTTTTATGGGTAGGGTCAGCCCCATCTCTATAATCTACGAGTATCATTGGGGTATTGCCATTGATTACCAGATATTGCTGGACGGGCTTCTAGTTCCTTTATGTATTCTTCCATGAGTCTGATTTTCTCTCTGACACCATGAAGATACACGTATTGATCTATGGTCTCTTTGATAGCTTCCTGTACATGGTAGCTAAGGGATTTTTCCCATAGATTGCCACCGTGATGCTTTACTCCTTCTTCATATTTGGCATGGACTTCAGAAGCAAAATCCATTTCAATCTGTCTCAGATGTTCTTGCTGTTTCTCAGTCATTACTCAATACCCCCATTCAGATAGTGGAACATTGGGGTATATCAGCTTGACTAACCCCTGAAAACTGCAATCGGAACCCCACAACTCTTGACCCTCCACACCTCTGCTCATCTTGCATCGGAGGATCTTAATACCCCAATCCATCTCAGTATGGAAAGTCTTACCCTTGTTGGGACCAACTTTAAAGACTCCATCGGCAGCTGGCCGAAATAGATGCTCAATCTGGACGTGGAACAAGTACTCATGGTCTCTGTGTCCCTGCCGGGTATACTCTCCAGACTTTACCTTCTCTGGGACTCCATCTTTAAGAACGGGTTTCCCAAATGGATCTAGTTTATCCACATACTCAGCTTTCATTTTATGAGTAAGGATAAAATTCTTACCAGCAGCATAGATTTTATTCATGAAGTTTTTATACTGGGCATCTGATTCAGAATAGGACATCTGAGGGACTCGTTCTACTCTGCCGTGGACTGCCAACTTTATAAGTTCGTAAGACTCACTGCCGCCATCTACTGCTAGAGATAAAGCATCTGGATTCTTTATTAGGTCATACACAAAAGTTCTGTAGTCCTTCCAACAGGTTTTGTACTCCTCCTGATTTGTTGCCCCCTGATTCCTGAGAAGAATGTAGGGTAGCATCATGAAATCATCTCTTCTAGTCTCAGGTGGTTCAGGATTAGCTAGACATCCCTCGTCTCCATTATCAACACAGACCCCTAATCCCGGACCCGGCATTGATAATATGAATTCAGTCTTACCTGTGTTATCACCACCTTGAGAAGCAATAGCCAACCGTCTGAACTTGGGCTTGATGATGTTGGTCTTATACTGATTGAATGATACCGGAAATAGGCTAGGTTTACTTATCATTGAGTAGTACTCCATTCTTCAAGTGAGACAGGCTGATATCCATCCAGAGCCAGAGCTAGTTTATAGTCCCGGTAGTCTGTAATGACTTTCCAGTTGTCATCTAGCTCCTCATCTGTAAACTCTAAATAGAACCGTTTGAGTAAAGGGCTTGGAGGTCTATAGTCTCCACAGACAAAGAACACATGGAGAGTAGCATATCTAGTCTTAGCTGCTCGGCAATAGCCCTTGATTTGGGCTAGCCACATGAATGCACTCTTATATCCAGTATTGTCTAGCCTACCAACTGTCCTTGTACTTTTATAGGTGAGTTTGACTTCATGCACCCGTGTGTAATATACACTTCGGCGGTCAATCTTCATAAGGTCTATAGACTCCCCATCAGGACTCATGTAGATATCATCCATACAAGCTTCAGGAGGATGATCTACCACATCTGTCATGAGAGGAATGTAGTATCTCTCCCATGCCAGCCCAAGATGAATCATGAGTTTATTCCGCATGGGAATAGAGTTGATATCCGAAACAGGTATCAGTTCCAGTTCTTCACAGTATTCTGGTCGGAGCAAACCTGATTCACCAGCTATACACTTGATGATACTGGATTGATGCACACCAATAGATCTACCCTCAGAAGTGTCGGGTAGGTCTAGATTGGTTACTGTTTCGATTTCAAGTTTCATGAATTAGGCTTCTCGGGCTTTCCATTCTAATTCATTATCAGATAGTCGCCTATCTAACTCTATTTCAGTTTCAATGTTCAGATGGCAGAAAGCAACTAATCGGTGGTATACTTTTTGCCACCATAGTCTAACTACTCTATCAGGGTATTTATACCCTAAGATTTCTACGGCTTGCATAAAATGAAAAAAGAAGTGCAGTGGTATCTCATCCCCTGATTGAATATATAATTCAACTGCATGGTCTATCCCTGTCACTTCAGTTGTTTTGCAAGGTCCCATGAAACTCCCACCGCCCTCTTCATATGGGTCCCACAGCACCCGACCATCAAATGCAGATCTAAGCACACATCTTCTCAGCCATCGAGATAGTGTTTTTATTGGGTGATGTTTCTTTATCCCATCAGGGGCACGCATAGCAGTTATTATAACAGTTTGTTGCATGTAGGTAAGCCCCATTACCCAATCCTGAAGAACACTTTTTTGACTGTCCATGTATATTATACACTTTCAAAAAAAGGGGGTGACAGCCCCATGTCTATCCTGCCACCCCCGGAGGTGAATGTTTGACTATGCTGCTACCGGGATAATCTTCACGCCCTTAGCCTCATAGCCCACAGCGGCAAGAAGGTCAGCCAGAACAGCCGCATCTTTAATGCAGCTTACCTGAACTTCCTGAGCCTTATCGTCGCCATGATGTGCTGAAACATACTTGAACACTGAACTCTGGAGACCTACTGTAGTTCCTCCAGTTGGAACCTTGCCAACATACTCACCAATTGCCAGCATAGCAATGTCCACAGCCTCTTCGCTTGTGGCTTCTTCTGCTGGAGGTGCTGCCGGTTTCTTTGCAGGAACAATCACAGCCTTACCATTGGGTTTAGAAGCTGCTGCTATTGCTCTACCTGCTGGAGCAGCCTCACCTGCTGGAACATAAGCAGAGAAGTCTTCCAGACCTCCTCCACCTTCCCACGGGGTCTGACCATCCAAGAAGAATCCCACAACAGGAATCATCTGTGGTCGGCGTGGACCGGCAGCAGGAGCATCACTCTCTCCTTCAGCCAGATCATTGTTCTTCATGTCTGCTCTCTCAGCCGGTTCAGGTATATTTTGGACGTGTGCCCATGCTCCATCCATACCTGAGATATCAGATCCCAGAGTACCCGGAGGCATCTGGGCTGACTTAAGACTGTGCAGGAAGAAGAACCAGTTGGTTGAATTGTTGAAAGTCACAGCCGGTCCATTTGGCACTCTCACCAGCACCTTTGGATTCTCAGGATGTGGACGGACAGAGAGATGAGCCTTCTTACCCATCGAGTAGAACTGCTCCAGATCCTTTCCTTCTGGATCTCCCAAGGGGTGAAAGGTAACCTTTACTGCAAGGTATTCTGGCCGCTTTCCATCCCGGCCACGATACATGACGAATTCTCCCTCCAGAGCATAATCACCTTCTGGAACAAAGGCTGCGCCTGTATATAGAGAATCGTCTTCGAAGTTGGCAACTTCATACTGAGAAGCTGCTCCATTTACTTTTCGTACTGCCATGTTACTAATCTCCTTTAACTGTTAACAGAAATAATGTACTCGCGTGCAGAAGCTAGTGATTGTTCTTTGGTCTCCCTCCTTCCTGACTGCCCTAGAGATTCCCAATCCCATCCCTTACCAATGGATGCCTTCTGGATCTTGATCTCATAGGACTTACATCTGTATATGAAACTGGTTGTGAACGGCAAATCTGGTAGCTCCATCAGGATAGGGTTACCCAAATATCGGTGTATATTATACACTTTGGGTTCTTCTACTCTTCTGGGCACTGACAATCTTAATGCAAACAGCATCCTAATTCTCCAATCTATGCGGGGGTTGAGGCGGGAATAGAATGTCAGTGTATCTACCTGCCACACGATTCCGATATCGCTCAAGGAAGTTCTTAGTAAAGAAACGCTCATACCGGGGTACAAACCATTCCATGTGGTCATCTCCGATAAATCCTTCTGATTGGTCCTCTTTCTTTCGAGTAGCCCGTCCAAATTGTTGAGTCAAGACTTGTGCTACATGATAGGGACCATACTCCTTATCCAACTCCTTTCTAGCCTTCATGATCTTAGACCTACCATCAAGGAAAGACAGCTTGCAGACAAATTGCCATTCGGCTTGTTGCATTGGGAAATCCAAGCCGGTGCCGAATGAGGGTCCAACTAGAATAGCCCCCGGGTAGGTTTCTCTAAACTGGTCAATGGTCAAATCTGATGGTTCACCCTGCCGATTGTATATCATACTGTGGGAGAAGGCAGAGTTAGCTAATAGCTCCCGTTGGTTCTGGAAGCTGATGGTATGGTCTATGCCATTGCGGTCTCTTCTTCGGCTGGCTAATTGGTCATGCAGTAACCACAGCTTAGAGATATTATGTCTATTCCGGTAGTCCACGGTCATCGTCCTTATCCAGTAAATAGGAGACCGTCTAGGATCAAAGTCAGATCTAAATTCCCGGAATTCATAGAAGGCTTTCTTTAATCCCAACATAGATAAAGTCTTTGGTCTTATGTTGGCACTAAACATCACAATCCTTGGGACTCGGAGGAGTAGAACACCCTCTGCATATTTGGCTGGCCGGATAGGATCAAACTGGAATCCTTCAGCAGTCTCATCTACAATCCACTCTAGCGGTCGGGCTGAGGCTATTAGATTCAATCTCTTAATTAGTTCCCACAGATGATTGGCTAGTTTAACCTGTGAGAATTTAGGATTGGCTGTACCCTTCACCTTCGTCTCAACTTCCTTGTGCAGTGCTAGGGCTTGCTCTTTTGCCATTGATGCCCATTCTTTCCAATTGGCAAAGTCCTCCCTATCTTCAGCAGGTGGAAAGTCAATTTCCAGTATCTCATTTATCTCATGAGGATGTAGCACTACACTCATAGCCTTTGCCAATGCAGTTGGGGCATAGTGGGCCTCATCAAAGAATACTTGCTGGAAGTGATTCATACCTTGGGAGTACTTTCTAGCCGCTATCCATTTGTCATAGTTAGTGAAGACTAGAAGAGACAAGGCAGCTTTGGCTTCAGCGTGAGAGGATTCACAGGCAGGTGTACCTTTGTATGGGCAGTTTACAGAGTAACCATCTTGGCAGGTGAAACCGGGCTTAAGGTTACATGTATAATTTACACGTCCTTTTATAGAGACCGCCCCGATAGCTTCAAACTCTTTAACGCCCTGATCTACAAGCCCATTATTATTAGTGACTATGCAGGTGGCCTTACCACTCATTATAGCTGCTCCAACCTGTAGAATAGTCTTGCCGAATCCTGTATCCCCACAGATAGCCGTAACTCTAGTATGGTCATGGAGAACCGCATCAATAGCATCCTCTTGGCCGGGTCTCCAACTATCATACTTTTCGGGCAGACCTAATTCAGCTGGGCTAGGTAACTTCATAAGAATAAACACTATAGCACACCGTTGTCTGGGAGGCAACAGTTATTTTTTATTATTATTTTGAGACTTAGACGTTATCTAGGCGGGTTCCAGACCGTACTGGTAGAGCAGGTTTACCTTTTCTCAATCTTTCGAGAGAGACTTTATCTTCAGCAATCACCCGGCTAAGGTACTCTATTCTTTCATCACTATCCTTTATTCCTAGTTCAATATAGCGAAGAGATAAGGCATGACTGAATTCCTCCATATCCATGCCCAAAGCAGAAGATATCTTCTTCATGATGACATAGGATGGATTAAGCTTTTCACCTGAGAAGATTCTGGAAATATAGGCTTTGCTTATGCCCTGACTTCTGGATATCTGACTGATACTGATAAATCTTCCACAGAAATAGACAGAGAACCGGGTAGGCTTTTCATCAATGCAACCTGTAGGTTGGGATATAGTCTGGGTACTCATGCTGTATAATATACACTACAGATAGCCCGTTGTCAATAGGCAACGGTGCCTAGCCAGTGGCAGTCAGGGGACCGGAGCAGAGAGGATCAAACCCCGGCCCCCCTATTCCCTCCCGGTGATAAGGAGGAAACTGTATAATATACACTTACCGAGCACGAATAACTGGAGCAGAAGGGTCAGAAGTTACATCCATTACGGATCTCTGAACCTGTTGTTTCTCTTGGGGTGTAATATCCTCTGGGAGAAGAGAGTTTATTGCCTTAGCATCAGCGACCATACCATCTATCTCTGAATAATCAACCCCATGTATGGAATTCGATATACCTATGACTCTAACTATGTATTGCTGAGTTTTCCCGGCCATAGCCTTAGTTATTGCCAAGGCTGCTTCTTGTTTTGCTATTGAGTCCATCATATTATCTTCCTCTCTTCTTGGTTACTTAGGCTTTGATTGTAGCCTTTAATCCTAGTGCATTGATAACGCTATCTGCTGGCTCTACTGCTATGTGAATAACAGCACGATGAATCTGTTTCTTTTCTCCGAATGATGCCTCTGCTGGAAGTACTGCATTGATGTCCTTAGCTGCTTGGACAATAGATACAATCTCCTCATCAGTAAGATCCAGAATCCAATTAGCAACATTCATGATCCTAACTATCTGATCCGAGTTGAAATTGGGCAGTACTTTTGTTAAAGCTAGTGCTGCTTCCTGTTTTGATATTGCATCCATTTCATATACCTCCTTTAGCAGACAATTCCATATCCAGACAAGCATGATTGCAGATTATTTATGGCAGTATAAAGAGCCGATATGTCACTGGAGTTTGATGCTATATCCCCAGTATGAGCAGTTAGTACTCCAGATATCCAATCCACTGAATTAATTATAGCAGGTATCCAATCATCTTGATCTCCTCCGGAGATAGCGGTAGATCCACCCGATCCATCACCAAATTGAATTGTGCCACTGGTAGTAATCCTTGCATATATATCATTGATATAGGCATCCACCCAATTACCACTAAAGAAGGTGTGGGAGACTATTGTATTTATCTGACCTTGTAATACAGCATCTTCACTATCCACATAAGTAATAGTGGCATAGGCTGAGTCATCATCTGCACTTCCTAACCAAGTAATCGCATTTATGATTGCAGGTATCCAGTTGTCTAAATCCCCATTAGTTATAGAGGAAGCACCACCAGAGCCATTTCCAAATGGGATTATTCCATTAGTAAATATCCGAGGATAGATATCATTAATGTAAGTGTCTACCCATTGAGTTCCACTAGGAACACCTCCAGTACCTCCCATAGTAGCAGTGAAATGGATATGAGAGGTAATAAGAGCTACATCTGCATCGTGAGTCACTATCAGTTCATATATAGAGTCATCATCTGCTCCACCAGTAGCCGCATAGTGAGCACTCACAGTTCTAGGTTCAGTAGTCGCATCCTCAACCCATACCACATTGCTTCTTCCAGCTGGTGGTGTTGGGGCAGAACTAAAGTTAACGGACTTTGGGGCTGTTACAGGTGTAGCTCCATTTACTGTAGTTGGAAAGTGAGGATTTCTAGTTTGGGCCGTATGAGATGGATGAGAAGTAAACTCAATGCTCAAATCCCCATCAGAAGTGGGCCAGTACACCGTAGCCGAGCAATCTATATCCCACGTCTTTAGATCAATCCTTATTCTCTTAATTCTAGATAAGATATTATTAAATCCACCTGACCCCATACCCCAGATGCTTGTAAGGTTACAAGCTTGTCCAAGATCCACATTGAATCCAGCGAATAGCCCTCCGGTCCAAGCAGGTAGACTGAAGGTTACATCATAGGATCTCAGAGCAAAATAAGGTATCTTTTTCTTAATGACATCAATGGCTGTGGCATCATCCCGAATAAAAGGTTGGTCAATGACTAACTCTAGGGTTGGATTAGCCCCAGTAGCCGCCAGTTCAGTCTGATCGTGGACATTGCGTATGCTGTACTCATACGCATATTCCTTATTCCCCTTTGCTCTAACTCCATCCGGCAATCCTGCATTATCTCTATAGTATCTATACCGGATATGATTATAGACATTCTCCGGAGAGGAAGGATGGAATGTCTTTTCCAGAATAAGACTGCTGTTAATAGGAATAGCTAGTGGAGCATCAATGGTTAGATCGAATAAGAGAATCTTAATTGTGCTGGCTGTAGTCTGAGTAAAATCTATATTAAAACAGCCACACAGATCCGCTATTGCCGCCCCAGCTGTAATCACGGTTAGACTATTGGTCTTACCTGTAATAGCTCCATCACAGAAATATCCCCTAGTGGTGCAACGGTCTCTTACAGTGGCAAATGAATCAGAGTCAAATTTCTGTATGTTGGTCTCATTCTTCAACTGAAGATAAATAAGATTCCACAGGCAATCAGAAGGATTACGAATCTCAACTGAATCTATCTGAGCATTCGTAGACCAATTGTATCGGCTGTAAGTCCCAGACACATCACATTGAATAATAGTCCCATCATATTGTTGAGCAGCAAACCGAATCATCTGCATGTTATAGGTGATTCCACCTATTGTCTTATTTACAATTTGTAGACTGTACTCAGCCCCGGGTACTAGAGTGAATCTGGAATCTAATGGCCTCTTTCTGTATACAGCAGGAACACTGAAACATGGATGTCTAGCCACACAGTAATCATTGGTATTAGTGTCTACTAGAGTACATTGAATAGCTCCTTGGGCTTCAACATTGGTAGTGGAGTAGCTGAAGCATCGGCCAAAGATTATAGGAGCAAAAGCAGTAGAGATATCATCCGGCAGATTTGGAAATGTATCTCTATTGATAAGGTGAAGAATTGGCCGGGCCAACCATGAGGCTGTTACGGATCTAAGATGAACTGTAACCTCTCCGGGAGGACAATCAAAATCCAGTATCTCTCCAATAAACAGAGGTTTATTTGTGGTAACATCCAAAAAGTGAGATTCCAATTCAGGAGTAATGTCTACCAATCTTCTGAATGGAGTAGTAGTATCAAACCATGTTTTAATCTGGCCGTTGGTATCCGCAACAGTAATGGAAGCATCAGGTACTTGAAGTAGTCCAGAAGGTAGAGGTATGGATCTCTCTACAGATCCGGCAGTGATTATTCCCTTTACATAATTCACTCCCTTGAATGTCATAGTCCTGCCAGAGTAGTGAGCAGTTCCAGTATCAAGGAAGAAATTAGCTAGAACTATAGGTTTGACTGGTACAGCTGCAACCATAAAAAGTGTATATTATACAATCTCTTGTTCAAGATGATAGTGAAGTTCATACAGGACTTCCACTCCAAAGTTTGGAATCCTAGCTTTCTGTTCTAACTCCTGTGGATCAAAGTCCTGATTTCCGCGCACATACAGAGAATCAACAACTCCAGAACCGGAGATGCTGAAATAGAATGGGAATTGGTTACCTGCAAAGGTGCTATCTAAAGTTTGATGGTCGGATAGTTCTGTATCATTACACCAGAACGTAATATCCAGAACCTTTCTCTCAAACAGTTCATAGATAAACACACTCCCATTATCCGTAACTTTCTTAACCTGATCCCTATGAATACTCTTGGGCTTACCACCCATCTTGTAGAATCCACGTAGGGCATGAAATGTTATATTGTCTGAAGACCATGAAGGATTAGCCAACTGTCACCGCCATTCCAGACCGCTTTAAAGACTCAACGATCTTAGTTGTAATGCCTCTGGCATTCAGTTCAATATCTTTAGCTAGTTCAGGTTCAGCATGATCCCGCATAAAAGCCTGAATGTCTGCTGGAACCCCATTGAATACAAACTGAGGAGAGATGGTAGTATTCACTTCTACAGATGCCGATTGTCCAGTACTAGCACTACCTCTATTAAACATACCTCCAGTAGCAGATGGAAGTCCTGCTGCTCTTTGTCCATGAGCCTGATTGGCAAAGTCTTCAGCAGCATCAGGACCAAGATACCAAGGCAGACGGTATGGTTCCTCATGGTCCTCTGGGCCTAGAAGTTTATGTGCTCCTTTGACGGGTGCTCGTTCTTCTTTGTTCTTATCCTTTTGGATTGATTGTGACAGAACATCTATCTCATGCCCCGTTGATTTGATTTCATCTTGCAAATGAATGTAGGACTTGGCTACCTCATCTACAGTTTTACCTTGGTCATAGATGTTCCGAATAGCTTCCTTATATTTATCACCCGCAGCAATGCCAAGTAATTGATTTGGTTCTTTAAAACCTAATCCAGATAACTCTTTATTGTATGCCCCAGCATTTATCAATAATTGCTGCATAGCCCGGGATTGATCTTCCAATGACTTTAAATGAGCCTGTTGCTCTTTAAGGTTAGCTCCTGCTATTCCTCCCTCAGCAGCCCATTTAGCAGCCCCCTTCAATCCAGCTGCATCAACTTCTCTCTGAGCAGCATTGTGCTTTAATAGGGCTTCTGTAGCTCTTTCTGAACCTGCCTTTGCATCATCCCATGCTTTAATAGATGCCTTATCAAATCCTTCCATATCCCGAGTCAGTTGGTCTATTTCCTCTCCCACATGGATTAGGATATCTACAAAAGCAGCAGCTAATACCACATCAAATATGGATGCTAGGAAAGCTGATACCTGTGGAGAGAATGCAATCATTCGAGATATAGATCCGGGTATCTTAGTCCCTAGCATCTCATTCATTGCTTGGGCTTCTGTTCTAGTTGCCCACTGGCTAATAATCTGTTTGGCACCAGAGGCTTCAGCAGCAGTAGCTACCCGCTGATAATTTGAAATTTGAGTATTGGTTACAGTCTGTGAAGCCTCAGTAGCAAACTCAGCCCAACCTCTTTCAGCTGCAACCTTAGTCTCTACAGAACCTATATAAGCCTCAGCACTGGCAGTACTATACCCTCTCTGGGCTTCATATATTTCTCTAGCCGATCTTTTAACTTGTGCTGCTTGCTGGGCATACAGCCCATTAACCAATTCAGTAGCAGCTGCAATCTCCTCAGCACCAATAACTCCAGCATTAGCCAATTCTTGAATAGCCTGATTAGCCCCCATGATAGGGCCTCTCATCTCTTCTATCTTTACTTTGGTCTCAGCTAGAGTAGCATCTAATTCAGTGGCATCCCCACCTATTAGAGCTACAAGTTGTGCTACTGGAATATAATCAGGCATTTCTTCCTCGATTAGTGAAGGCTGTCATGCCTTCTCTCAGACCATCGTCACTAGCCCCAGTATCAGCCTTGTTAGGGCCATCCTCTTGTGTATAATATACACTTTCTTTGGCTCTCGGATACTTGATCTTATCCAAAGCATCTATTTTTGCGGCTGTGGATTTCCAGAACTCATCCTCAGAGAGTCCCAGAAGACGGGCATGTGCCCAATACTTCAGCCATAAAGCATCGGGCACTAGAGGGGGTCATCGGACTTCTCCTTCTTCTCCTTGTCATTTGGAGGAGCAGGAAGATCTGACATGTCAGGAACAAACAATTCCAAACAGGTTAGGAGTTTGTCCCGGATATAAATGAACTTCCGGAACTCCATCAATCCATCTGACTGTTCAATAGTTAATTCAGGATGATGTCTGGCTAGAGACCTATGCAGAATAGATCCAAATATGACTGGATCTTGAAGCTTGCTTGACCTAATTCCATCTCCTAGCAGGTTGATACTTGTATCCTTTAGGATCATCTTCACAGCCGTGTTGTCCAATTCCAACTTGTAGGTATTACCCCTCAGTTCAATTTCCACAACAGGATCAAGCTTCAAAGTGGTTGGGATACGTTTGGTAAACTCGGCATAGTACTCAGCTTTGGTCATGGTCATAATCTATCCTCTCTTTAGATTAGATCCGTTAATGATTTAGGTCCAGACTGGGGCACCCGTGATCTTCAGCATACCTGCTGCTGTCATCTCAGTACCAACATCAGCAGTCGGGCTGAAGTCCTGAATGTAGGTAGATGATTTGACAGTATTGAAAGGTGTATCCGGAAATACTATCTTGAAGTTCCGGAGGGTAGCAGCATAAGCATCTATCCTTATTCCTTTATGTACTGTGTTGGAAGGTCTCCAGTTGATAGTAAATCGTATGGAGTCTCCATCACTAAATCCGGGAATATACTCTCTGAACAGAGTTGGAGTATCATGACTAGACACATCCAACAAGTCAAACTTAGCTCCCGGACCCGCCAATTTCTTTACTTCAGGAACAGTAGTGAAGATTTCAGACCCTCCACCATCACCAATCTGAAGCAGTGACCCATTAGACAGTTTTGCAATCGTAGCCATTTATCCTCCTAGTACTCTGAGACCCTATCGACAACAGTTGAAGCTTTAGGCTCATCCACAATAAGTGGGCCATCTTCTCTACCCCAGACATGATTTCCAGTTTGGATATGATCGGCCATCTTACCAGCCCAGAGAGTCTTGTAGGCACATCTCAGACACTCATAATTATCATAGCCATTCCACTTTGTTAGCTGGAATCCGTCCTTTTTCTCTTGTTCTGTAAGTTCAGCCATTTACTTATCTCCTTTATTTTCAGCAGTATAGCATAAAGAGTGTATAATATACACCTACATTCAACTGAATTCTAACCACATCTTAAACCGGGCATGGAGCATATGGATCTCACGTTCAGCATCATATGTTTCACTCCCAAACATATAGTTAGATCCCTGAATTACTGTTCCTTGCCAAGTTCCAGTAGCCCCATTTGTCAATACTGTCTTCATCCTATCTCTTAGAACACTTGCAACCTCATAGTTCTTATCGCAGAAATTAACCTGAAGAATAGAAGGCCCCATAAAGGACCGGCCACTATGGGTAGATAATTCCTGTTCCATGATGTTCTGAACAGTAATGTATGGAAACAGAGCATCATCAGGTATTGGAATAGGACCAATCCCCTTGAAATCTGCTGGGTTATTAAAATTAGTGGATATGATATCCATCACAACTGAAATACTACTCACTGAGTTAACCTCCGTAGTAATTCTGAAACTCGATCATGGATATAATCCCTCATCTCATCTTGGTTAGCAACCATAGCATGAGTTAGAGTCCCAGCTGGAGTCTTGGACGTTCCATTGAATTCCACATAAGGGGCATAGTCAATATGCTTTATATTGCGTGGATCTTCTATCAACTTCTGTCCACCAATCTGTAATGCAACCCGGGCATATTTAGCTCCAATCTCCGTGGTCTCTACATCAGCAGAGTCTCTGCTAGCTCCTGTAATAACTGGCCATTCAGCAAGCAGCTGTAAGAATGCAGGTTGAATAGCTTCAGTAAGGATAGGGACAAGTGCCTCACCTGTTAATCCATCTCGAATCCTGTCAATGCCAAAAGTATTAACCTGTAGACCAACTCTAGTCCCGGGTTCACGGGACATTATCTTCTGGCCTACACCCCCAACTGTAACTCGAACATTAGCCATATAATTATGGAGTAAGAATCTCCAGCCTCAATCTCGTACTATACTTCATACTGTCAGCCTCAACACCTCGAATATGAAATAAGATTCCATCTATTTTGGCTACCATTCTTCGAGTGTCTATGGATGGAAAATAGCCATTAAGCTTAACAGTTCTCCGAACAATCTTGGCCTCTACTGCCTGAGTCCTCTGTTCATCATCTGTCATTCGGGTTTCAATAAATGGGGCCATTCGGCATTGAATATCCACCATACTTAACACATCAAAATACCCACTAGGGACTTTCTGATTGGCAATTGTAACCGAATAGAGAACAGTCTGGATAGTACACTTGGACGTGTAATGCCCACTGATATTGGACTTCATCCGGATATCTATTAAAGGCCGACGCATTCTAGCTATCCCTCATGAAGTCTTTAAGGATCTTCTCATCCCAGCCGGGCTTGTCATTAATCTGCTCTATGATTTCAAAATCAGGTTCGGCAAAAGCCGGATCGTATACCTGTTTACGCAATGTTTCAGCGTGTTTCCTCATACTATCTGCTATAGCTGGACCGTCCGTTTGCAGATCCAATATATTTATCTTCTTCTGGATTAGAGCCTCAGATGTAGCAATTACATCCAAGCAGTCGGCAGCTGCCAATTTTACTGGCTCATCACTGCTGCTTGTATACTGCCCAAGAATCTCGTTAATTTGGGCATCACTCAGCAAAGTAGTATTGGCTGAAACAGTAATAACGTACTGATTCTGTGGAGGAGTATTGAAGGTTATGAGTCCAATACTTTCATCTATAGTATAATCTGAACCTAAAGTCTTTAGTGCTCCATTAACTCTTACCTTGGCAGTGCCCGGATAGATAGGAGCATAAGGATATCTGAATTCAGTCTTTTCTCCATCTGCTATAGATTTTCCAGCCGCGTACTGAATAGAGTCGGATGTCAGTGTTCTTATTAGGGTTAAATCACTCATTTCATTTCCCTCATCTCGTTATCGGTATCAACTTCCATTTCAGCATAACCCCAATGGGTAATTAGGAATGTTACAAATACATTAGCAGCAGTACCAGTGATAACATACGTTCCAGATGCACTACTCATCCTAGATCGGACTGTCAGATTAGCTGCTGTACCCTGTATATTATACACTCCAGAGGTAGCAGTAAGCCCTTTAAGTCTAGTAAGATTTGCAGCTGATCCAGTAATAACATACGTTCCAGAAGAGGCTACCATCCTGTAGGCATGATGGAATGTAACTGCTGTTCCAGTTATTACATAAGCCCCAGTAGTAGCAGAAACGGTATGTCCAATATGAAACAGGACTGCTGTACCAGAGATGGTAAAGGTTCCTGAACCAGCAACAGTAGTGTGACCTGTATGGAACGTAGCAGCTGTGCCAGTTATTGCATAGGTTCCAGAGGTTACAGGCGTGTCAATCTTTTTGGTTAGATTAACAGCAGTTCCAGTTATTGTGTATGTGCCCGATGAGGCTGTAAGCCTGTTTCCGGTAGTAACTGTAAGAGTAGCCGCCGTACCAGTTATTACGTAAGTTCCAGATGAGGCAGAGACAGTAATATTGCGTCTTAAGGTAACAGCTGTTCCAGTTACAGTATATGTTCCACTTGTAGCTGTTGCTCTATAATTGAATGTGGCTGTTGCATCAGCCCCAGTAATTATAAATGATCCAGAGCTAGCAACTACAGATCTACCTTGTCGGATTGTAATAGCCGTTCCGGTTACTGTATAAGTTCCAGATGAGGCTTGAAGTCTAAGACCGGATAAGGTTGCAGAGGGGTATACCGTGTAGGTATTAAGAGGGTTACCATCCAAGATAACCCTAAACTGATATACACCTCCATGCGTATCCGCACTAGAGGTAGCAATGATAGACCATTCATCTTCTCGATATTGGCTAGTGCCAACATCTACAGCATCTCCCGGATTTTCATCATCCTGAATCCGGCCACCACCAAAGTTAGCAGTAGACTTACTATTTGGAGGAGTTAAAAGGGCAGTAGTATTCTCCCCGGATGCCGCAATGTTGGCCGATCCGGAGAGAATAAGAGGAGGCAGTTCCCAGTCTGATCTCAGGTCTAGGAGCATGACTTCCCGCTAGATCTATCTTTCAAACCATGAGATTTCCGGCGCAAAGCTGGCAGCACTCGGAGTTGTCCCATTCAGAACGAAATAGATCAAAAGGCACTGTTGAGGTCCAATGATAACCGGAGGAAGCGGGATAGAAATCATGTTGGCATTAGCTACAGTAATTGAGCCATTCAACATAGCTTCCACACCCCCAAAGTTCAACACTTTGGTTTCTCCAACCACATCAGCAACAGTAGCGGACACTGCCGGTCGCAGAATCCTCAACCCATTGATGCAACGAACAGAACCAGAAGCGGCGGCGGCTGTGATTGCTCCAAACCGAACACGCGCAACAGAATTCCTGAATGGTGCATCCATGTTTGGATTTACAATCAGACTGGACAAATCTGTACCACCAGAGGTATAACGGTCTCCAGTATCCAGATAAGTCATCAACTGCTCATTGACTCCAGCTGAAGCCCAACCACCAGCGGCAGTTGTAATCAGAGTGATATTGTCCAAGTAGATACGTTTACCTGTAGAGTTAACGCTATCTGTATTGGAAATGACAATCAACGGGGTTGTAGCTCCAAAGGAAGCCACTGCTGGAGTAGCAATACCTGTTTGGGCATTGTTAACCGTAAAGTAGCTTCCTTCATCGGCCAGAAGGTGCTGTTTACGGATCATGGGTTCCACATAGGCTTCCCCATATCGGCCTACCCGGAGGATTTCATCAACCGTATCCGGTACGCCCTGTGGAAGTATTCGACTTGCCTGACCTTGAATTCTTGTATCCATTGTTTTCTCCTAATCTCCTAACGGTTTACCGGAAAGTATCGAAATCCCATCCCGGATCTGGGTTAAAAGTTCAATCACCCGAGCCTGATACTCATAGTCAATGAACTTGTTAATGATATTGCCTCTCTCATCAGAAAGGGCTGTGACCTGAAGCAGAACTGAAGCCTGTGTCAGCTTCCCCGGTACTGTTGCATCTTCAACATATACCGTAGCTTTTATGTTACGGACCTTTTTTCCAGAAGAATCTGGGGCTATCTGAACATAAGACTCATTTGCTGGCATCGGATTAACCTCTCTATGTGTATAATATACACATTCGCTATGGTCTCAAAGTAATATCTTGCCAATCTGGCTGGGTGGTTTTCTTGTATTGCAGTGTTGCTTTTTGGGCTGGAGGATCTCCTGTAGCATCAGTTACCATCCTGAGCCTGAAACTTTCTAATGGGGATATAAGGATATCAGTAGCTTGTGCTGCTTTCCACGTGGCAGTAACCTCAGATCCATCATCATTGCGGAACCTATAGGATGCTTGCTCGTTTGTAACTCCTGTTAAAGCTGCAATTACTTTAACGGCTATAAATGCGTAATGGCCGGTTCCAGTCCAAGTCCATGACATGACTCCCCCAGCAGAACCGGGCTGGGTAGACATTCTGAACAAATCAGGATTAGTCCCATTAGTTACTATCACCCTCTCAGTTTGGTCTGCACCAACAGTTACAGCAGCAAGCCTAAGATAGAGTACGTCAATAACCATGTCATCTGTTCCAATAGAGCCTATGTCAAGACTTGCTGGACTTGGAGCAGATGTATCCGCAAAGAATTGTGGGGTTCCAACAGGAGTTACTTGATCCACTCCATTTAGAATCACAACTCCTAATGTATGAGATGTTGGAGCAGTATCCGTTAGATCACTAATAACAGTCTGAGACGACGTTGGAGGAGCAATGAAGTAGTAAGCTGCATTATCAGCAAAATTCCCATCATTAGTGACAATATTAGTTGCTGATGAACCACCGTAAGTTACAGTTCCAGCTACAGTTCCGAATGCAGCATCCGTAGCCACTCCCATAATAGCTACTCTATTTGATCCAGAGGCAGTATGATTTACACTGACAATGCCATCCCCAAATACCTCTTGTATTGAAGTTTGGCTGTCAAATGTAACCGAATTGTGAAATGGGATTTGATCTACTTCAGAATTATTTCCTTCTATTAGAATATCAGTAGATATCGAGTTTCCCTTTGTAAGCTGAAATACAGCGAAAGCTTTAAAACTTCCTACTTTCATCTCGCCAATACGTTTGACAAGTTTAACTTCAGGATCAAAATACCCACATGGCAATTTCCATTCCAGAGAATAGGATAGGATATCAACTCCATTAACAGATCTAATACCTCCTGTTGCACCACCTTCACAGTGAAGAATGTAACCATCCAACTCAATCCCTAGACGAATAGATATTGCACTAGCTTCATCCCAAACGATATCTGAACTTTGTGTCGGACGGGATATGACAATACGCAATGATTCAGTTAGAGGATGAATATCAAATGATTCTACAGTCTGCTCATTCTTCAGACTGGATAGAATCAAAGGATGTTTTGCTACTAATATGTCCACAATTAGTTACCTTACAATGTATCTAAGTGATTTAGATGGTAAACGATTCCCAAAGTTAATCTGCCTAGATTTCCAAGCCGGGATACGTCTATCATTCTCAAATGCCAACTTCAGTTTATCGTCTACACTTAACACCTTCGGTTTTCTAAATTCCATTACCTTTGAAGGCATCCCCTTTAACTTAATGAGAATCCCACTCCTATTTATCCATTTTACAAGCTTGCCTTTAATCCAAAGACCTAATCGGGTTATATCTGTAGCTCCTCTACGCTGAATATACCCAATCACAGTAGCTCCACCAATGGCAGCAGAAAAAAATGAAATGAAATAATTCCAAGGACTCATATATTTCTACTTAACTTCCATGTGTATATTATACACTTGGGATTCAAATACAGGAGATTGAGATTTAAGCACGGTATAGGATAAGAGTGAAAGTAGTATTGCTATATGAAGAAGGACTACTAAGAGAATTTTAGTCTGAACTGCTCCTTGACCTGCACCACCCCCATTATAGCAAGTTAATGGAACAAAACTATTAATGGCTGTAAGATTTGAAACCCCATCTACTCCCCCAGCCGCCTCAAAACAAAGTTGTGCTGGAGTCTTTCTGGCATGTCCACTAAGATAAGTACCATCTGATATATCAGGCCCCATAAGAGACCATGATACTCCAGTAGGCCACCATGGGGGTGAAACTGTGTATATGAATGAAGGAGGAAGCGTATGATTAGAAGGAACAGCATTAGGAAATACAGAATCTCCAGATGGAACATCTCCGTTGTCGAAGTGTGAAGTTGCTCCAAACACACTATAATTTCCCCATATCATTGTGGTTGAACAAACAAGAGGATCGGCAGATATAGTTCCTGCATATCCACCCTCATTGCTATCTGCATTACTGGCAGAAGAACTAGGATAGCCAAGACGAAATGCGACTCCAGTACCACGATCATATTTTGTGGAGTCAGATTCACAGGATTTATAGGCTGTAGAAGAATTTATGGCATTACCAATCAAATTATACCAGCGATTATAAGTCCAAATATCTATTCCACCATTTGAGAAATGATTCCTAAATATTGTATTTAGATTAGAATCACCATGAAATTGGTCAGCCCATAACTTAGAATACTTATTACCCTCAACTAAATTAAGAGCCGACCCCGGGTCATGAAATTGCAGTCCTCCTTCTTGTCCATCATCATGAACATAGTTCTCATAGTTGAACGTATAAACATTTCCTGTCCCAGCTAATAGGATTGGATTTGGAGATTCGACATTGTTGTTGATATTATTTTCAACAAGGGAGAAATGTGTAGCTTGTAGAACAATCCCATAGGTGGTTGTAGTAGTTGCACCCCCACCTTGAGCACGATCAAGCCAACCATCCCGGAATGTGACATGTAGACTGTCATTATATGTCACAACAAAATTGACTGCACCTCCAGTATGAAATGGCAGGTAGTATGGCGTAATTCCAACACCTTTGACCCAACAATTAACAGCCCAAAGCATACCAATTACAGTATCTTGAACTGTTGTATTGTTTTTAGTATTGATAAGCAGATTTTCCACACCAACATTCTGAATCAAGTCACTAGCCACAATCCAACCACACATAGGAGTAAGACTTGTCTTCCACACCCCTGTTGGATGAACTAGCTTGTCAGTAATTGTAACCTGAGTACCACTGACATTAGTAACAATAGACCTTAGTTCTGTAACTCCTCCCATGTCATAATAAGTTCCGGCTAGAGAAATTCCAGTTGGAGATACAGAAGTATGACTTCCAACAAAATAGCCACTAATAGGAAATTGAGATTCATTGGCTTCCCAACAAATCAATTCATCCCCAACAGAAAGCCCAGTAGGAGTAGATCCAAGATTTAGGACCGTAGCCCCTTTGGTATACACATTGCTAGTCCCATTTGTCCCAGTCCATGTGTGTCCAGTAGTTCCATACCCCAACATGGGAGGATTTCCATCAGCCCAATTTGCAAATGATCCAGATATAGATACTGAACCATTAGAGCCACCAAAAAGCCATGTTGTTCCTGATGTGCTAGTAATGTTAAAAATCGTGGACATACCAGCACCACGGAGGATCACATTAGACTTTAAGTTAACTCCACCAGCAAAATTGTAAGTTCCTGCACCAAATGTAATCAGTCCTACATTTGATGAGCTACTACCACTACTACATGTAGAGATTGCAGTATTGAGTGCAGCCACATTTGCCGGGGGTGAACCAGTTGTGTAACTATTACAGGTATGACCTTCGGTTTTGATTGTTGCACCCGCAGTAGGCCATGATGGAGCAGCACGGGCAGGATCAATAATTCCAGAATAAAGTTGGGCATACCCATCTGAAGAGATTAGCATCAAAACCAGCAGTAGAATCTTTCTCCTCATTTTGGAATATCCCCTCCTTTATCCCTAAGCTACAGTAAAGATACTGGCACCAAAGTCCACTGTGAATGTGTCTGTGTCATTCAGAGTAATATTTGAACCTGCATCCCAGTAACCAATCAGGGGGTCAGCTGGAGATGTTGGAGTGTCATTGTACAGAATCGCATATCGGAAAGGTCCGATAGATCCACCTGCTGCTGTGAATACAATATCTGTACCAGCTACAGTCAATGTACCTCCAGAACGAGTACCCACATTGGTAGCTGAAGATCCTCCAGAGGTGTAGCCATTTCCAGCACCAATCTCAGTGGAGTCAGCCCTAACCTTATGGGTGGCAGCATTCGGGGCTGTATTACTCAACATGACCTTGAGGACATCTGCACCTGATCCAGCCGTACCAAACAGGTCATGGATCTTATTGGTGAAGTCCTCTACGAAATTCTCATACTTTACAAATGCAGCCATTTTCTTATCCTCCTAAAAGTGTATATTATACACTCTCACTCAATTTAGGCTTGTCAGGTTCTTTAATGTGGACAATTTCCTTGGATTCCGGGGAATCAGCACCCAATTTAGACTCGATTCTTTCGAGTCGCTGATCCATACCCCGGAGTTCTCCAAGGATCTCAGCAAGATAGATGTCCCCCACCTCTTTAGGAAGTGGGAGACCATCTCTCTTATCCGGCATTAGCTACCGGAACCGTTGGAGGATACAGCCATCTTTGGATCAATCTGGGCAGCACCAAAGAATGTCCGAAGCTTGTAGTCGATAGCGTCTGAGTCAAAGTCACCTTCCAGTGCTCCAACCATACCCCCACCGATAAGCTGTGAATTTGGAGACTTCAGGAACAGCTGAGGATCTTCATATCCATTCAGCTTGATAAACACAAATGCCGGGCGAGTCCCAAGGTCATTCGGGTTGGCAATGAGGAACCATGAGGTGTCCGCATTGGCTGAAGATGCAATGTATGGAATGTAAGGATTAACGTACAATTGGGTATAACCCTTCATCCAATTCTCAGTGTAGATGAACTGACCGGCTGTACCACCACCCGGGCCGGATGTATTATCATTCACCCGAATCTGGGTTGCGTTCATGATATTTTCAGCTGTGATCTTCAAAGCTGGAGTAACAACCAGAGCAAAAGCCGTGATGACAATTGGCTGACCGTCAGCATCCTTTTGAGCAGCCAGTCTCTTCATTCCAGCCTGAAGACCCTGAATACTCAAAATCGGATTAGACGGAATGATGTTGTTATTCCCAGCCGTGAAGAAAGAGGCATGAGGACCATTAGCATCCACAAACATTGTGGTAGCCAAGTATTCCTCAGACCTACGGGCACCAACAGCCATCAGAGCAGGACGTTG